CAGTATTGAAGGCTGGGCTGATGCAATAAAGATATTAATCACGTCTTATATGGGCTCTAAGAGATCATCTAAGATAGTTTTTGATTATTCTGATATAAGACCAAAGGGCGCACAATTAGTTACGTCTGGTGGTAAAGCGCCAGGTCCACAACCATTAAAAGAATGTATTGTAAAAGTACAAGGAATACTTCAAGATGTAGAAGATGGTGATCATTTAACTACACTACAAGCTCACGATATTGTTTGCCATATAGCTGATGCTGTATTAGCAGGCGGTATACGTAGAGCAGCGCTTATTAGTTTGTTCTCAGCAGATGATGAAGCCATGATAGGCTGTAAGTCAGGTCACTGGTGGGAAGAAGCGCCTCAACGAGGTAGAGCTAATAACTCAGCAGTGCTAATGAGACATAAAATAAGTAAACAATTTTTTATGGATTTATGGAAGCGTGTTGAGCTATCAGGAGCAGGTGAGCCAGGTATTTATTTTAATAACGATAAAGACTGGGGAACTAATCCTTGTTGTGAAATAGCATTAAGACCTTTTCAGTTTTGTAACCTATGTGAGGTAAATGCTAGTGATATTAAAGATCAAAATGATTTTAACAAGAGATGTCAAGTAGCTTCTTTTATAGGTACATTACAGGCAGGCTACACTGACTTTCATTATTTAAGAGACGTATGGAAAGATACGACAGAGAAGGACGCCCTTATAGGTGTATCAATGACAGGAATAGGCTCTGCCGCTGTGCTGCAGTTGGATATGAAGGCCGCTGCAGATATAGTAGTAAGTCAAAACAAAAAGGTAGCAAAACAAATAGGGATTAAACCTGCTGCTAGATGTACAACCGTGAAGCCTGCTGGGACAACATCTCTGGCATTAGGAACTTCGTCTGGTATTCATGCGTGGCATAATGATTATTATGTCCGTAGAGTTAGAGTTGGTAAAAACGAAAGTATGTATAAATACTTAGTTAATAATCACCCTGATTTAATTGAAGATGAATATTTTAGACCTCATGATACTGCTGTAATTAGTATACCACAAAAAGCTCCGGCTAATGCTATACTAAGAACTGAATCACCATTTGACTTGCTTGAACGTATAAAGAAAGTAGCAACTGAGTGGGTAAAACCAGGCCACAAGCGCGGTAGTAATACTCATAATGTTTCAGCTACTGTTAGTTTAAAAGCAGATGAGTGGGATAAAGCAGGTAATTGGATGTGGGACAATAGGGATTACTATAATGGGCTATCTGTCCTACCATATGATGGCGGTACATATACTCAAGCACCATTTGAAGATATAGATAAATCTAAATATGAGACTATGATGAAGAGTTTAACTGATGTTAATCTTACTAATATAGTAGAAGTTGAAGATGAAACTGATCTAGCTGGTGAATTAGCTTGTGCAGGAGGCGCGTGTGAAATAGTATGAAACGATTAGCAATAATAGGAGGTATTGGCATGATGACAATGGCGGGTACTAATATGATCTGGCATAAACAAAAGCTAGGTAACAATGCAAACACACTTGCAATAGCAAGCGGCGCTTTTATAGTGTCAATAGGTATAACTATTAAAATATAAGTTATGTGTCCATTTTGTAACAGCTACTGCGGTAGCTGCTAAATAATAAAAGGGAGGTCTTGCGGCCTCCCTTTCTTGGTTACAGGAACTTTTGGGTATGGTGCCCAGTTTTTTTTTGTTCCTATGATACATTACTAGAAGAAGCTCTTCTTCTTCCCATACCAACTTTCTTTTTAGCTCTAACTACTTTAGATTTTTCTGAGCCACTCATTTCGCTCCAAGATTTAGGTGAGTCTTTACTAACTCTTTTAGACGGTCTACATACTTTAGTATTTTTATTCTTTTCAGATCCGCAAACATTTCCTTTTTCATCTTTCCACTCTTCTTTAAACCACCTTTTTAAATTAGCTCCTTCTTTAGTTTTTCTAACGGCAGCTAATGGCGATCGTGATGTCATATACATAGCCATAGCTTTACCTTTTTCTTTGTCTGCCATTTTCATAGCTATTTTTCTAGCTCTTTCCATTTTAGCAGCATAAGCAGGTCTTTTCTTATTAAAGTTTCTCTGTTGTACAAAAGCACCATTAATCTTTTGAGCATTACCTTTTCTAGTTTTATACACCCATTTAGCTAGTTCTTCCGCGCCAAGTTCTTTAAATTTACCTTTAGCATCAGGAGCATCTGAGTCGTGCCACTTAAGTCTTTTCTTTGCCATGTTGTTTTCTTAATTTATCTTTACCTTTTTTAAATATACTTTGTTGCTTGCGCTTAGGTGTTTTAGAATATCTAGATCTTTGCTCACCAACAGTTAGTATTTGCATTTTTCTAGCATAAGGTTTACTAGAATTTAAAACTCTTTTAACAGACGCTGTAGCATCTGATGGCTCAGCAAACTTTATAGGTACAGTATCTTTTGGGTTTTCATCTGTATATAATCTTCTACCTGAGCCTTTAGGCTTTTTACCTGTTCCTACTTTTGGATCTTTCATAGATGGTCCTGACTTTTTACAGCTGCCTTTAGTTCCTGGTACAGTACCTGGTACTCTTTCATAACCTTTCCAACAGTTTAACGGACTCTTAATAAACTTAATCATACGTTACCTTTTAAATATTTAGCCATATCTAATCCTAACTTTTTACCTAACTCACTATCAGATTTATAGTGTGCTCGAGCTACATTTCTACTATCAGAAATATCTTTTGCTTTTTTATCTAGCTGTTTCGATTTATTTGGATATTTATCTTTTAACACTTCAGCTATCAAATAACCTTGTGTTGAGTGACCCGATGGATATGAAGGTGTTTTCATAGACTCAAGCTCTATGTCTTCAAGTTTTATACCAAAGTTTTTAGCAAGTTTTTTAGGTCTAGGTCTATTAAAATAGTTTTTTAATTTTGTAATTATAATTCTTGAATCATTAATTAATTCTTCTATTTGTTTGCCATCTTCTTTTCCAACGATGTTTACAAAATTAGCATATACATCATCATTGTCTTTTACAAAATCTTTATCTTGTCTAAGTTTATTTATAGACTGTATTTCTTTAAATGTCTCTAAAGAATTATCTTTAGGTGGTTTCATATTTTTAAACTTGTCGTAATCAAAGTCTTTTAACTTCGCCATCTTTTACAGTCTTGCATGTTAATAAACCAATTAGCTAGTTGCTTATCTCTAGACGTAGCATTAGTTCTGCGTTTAAGTTTATTTACTTTACCACATGTAACTTTACCACCGTATAGTTTAGATACTCTAGCCTTTAACGTGCCGCGATATTCACCGCCACGCTTTTTCATTTTTTCTTTTTACCTTTGTTTTTTCTACACTTAGCTATCATACCGCTAGCATAAGCTGATGGAAAAACTTTATGAGCTGCCTTAGCTTTGTAATAGCAAGCATCTTTTAATGCCATTGGCGTCTCATATTTAGTCATAGGTATTGCGCATGATCTATGTTTCATCTTCTTTGTTTTCTAATTTTTCGTTTTTTATTTTTCTTTTTATCTTCGCTCTTACCATCAGGTTGTATATCCCATTTAGGCCAACCTGCTAGCATTGCTATTCTTTGCCATGTCTCAGCGTCTTCACTTAAAGCACCTTCAATATTGTCAAACTTTTGTAAAACTCTATCAAGAGGTATATTAGCAGTAGCTGAAACAACTTTAGCAAACGCCATGAAAGCAGGATTTTTAATACTAAAACCCATATCCATTATCTCTTCACGTCTTTTCTTACTATCAAACATGTAAGCAGCTTGTCTTATTCTAGATATTTTACTACTTATAGGTGGAGATATTCTTAGTAACTCATATACAGAGTCTACGTATTCTGGTCTTGATCTTCCTGATCTTTCATATACATCAGCTAAAAAGTTTTTAACTATAGATGTAGTAGCACCAGCTATACCTAAACCTCTTAATAAAGAGTCAAGCATACCGTTTAGTGTTCTTGTAACTCTTTTCTCATCTTTTTCTTCATCTTCATCACCAAAACCTATAGCAAACATAGCTTGTTGTAAAGAGTTAAATATTATGTTTTGTACTACGCCATAGTATATAAGTTTACTAACGTTTGTTTTTGAGTCCCCTCTGCCATTAACTAAATCTTGAAAAGCTCTTTTCTGTAAACGAGCATACTGCATAGGTGTATTAGCAAACATAAGTATTAAACGACCAGCATCACTAGCCTGTTGTTGTGATATTTTATCAGGTCTACTTGACTGTTGATTTTCTTCTGATATTTCTCTAAACTCTCGCAGTGCTTGTTTCTCAGCATCAGCTTCAGACATGCTTTGATTTTTAACTAAATCTTTTATTCTATTACGATAAAATGTAGCACCACCAGAAGCAATAGCAAAGCTATCAGCATACTGTGTTGGTAAATAACCTTTACTTAATATATAAGCTAAAGCTGCTTTTGCTTTATTCTTAGATGTTTTTGCAGCATCAGCTATTTCAGATTCAGTTATGTTTATTCTTAAACCGTTACGTCTATCTTTTAAAAAATCAGAGTTCATTAACGTCATAAAATCTTTCCAGTACTGAGGTTGATTAGCAAAAGCTTGTCCAGCTTTCAATGGATTATTAAAGTTCCAATTTAAAAAGTTTATACTAGATATAGTTTGAAGTATAGCAGATCTAGTATTAAAAAACATTATAGCAGCATTTGATCCATTTATATAATTAAGTATTTTACCTCCTAATCTACTAGACTCTCCAACTCTATTACTGCCAGACTTCATACGTTTAAGTATATTTTCCATTGCTTCTCTATACTTAGGCCCATAAGCAGCTTCTAATTTATTTAAATTTTTCTTGCTAAATATTAAATCAACATTGTCTTGCCACTCTTTTAAATACTTAGGTCTTTTTACTTCTTTTAAACCTCTTAACAAATCAGAAGTTATGCTACCTGCTAGCCAAGATTTATCTGGCGTAGGATATGAGGCTTTATTTATTTCAACTAATTGATCTGCAAATTCTTTTAAAGTAAGATCTGTTTCTACTTGTTTAACTAAATCTCTTTGATCAGTTTTAGACAGTCCAAAGTCTTGCATATCAACTCCCTGTTGGTTCCATAAATAAACTCTTACTGCTTGCTCGTTTGAAAAACCACTTTCATTTTCTTGTCTCAAGTTCTTAGGTACATCTAATCTTCGTTTTAACTCTTTAAAATCTTCCATTAAATTTAACCTATCTTGAGATAAGTTTTCCATTGCTCTTGCGTATGGATCCATTAAATGTGTTTTAAACCAAGCCATTTGAGCATCACCTAATGATCCTTTTGAAAGAAGTGGGTATAATAAACCTTGAAAATCTTCAGCTGAATAAGGTATAAAAAACTTATAATTACCTTTATTAGCACCTCTTACTTGAGCTTTAGCATCACTAAATTCTTTTTCTGCAGCAATACCTGTTTTCTGTTGAATTATTTTATTAAAGTCAACATCTACATCTTTAGCAAACTTTATCTTAGCTTGTTGTACTTGAGACTTAACGTCTATAACATCTAAAGCTTTTCTCACTGCGTTAACATTTTGCATTGCATCATCTGCAAAGTAAAAATCATTATATCCTTCAGCTGCTTTACTAATTATCCAATTTGCTTTCGCTTCACCCGTAGAGTTACCTAACCCGATTATATTCTGTCTTTTAAATTCTAAACCTTGTGACTTTAAAAAATCGTATATTGCTCCTTGTGCTTCAGGTGCTCGTGCTGTTAGCACAAATAAATCTTCGTTGCCTCTTGCATTTCTAATCTTTTCAGCTACTTCAAATAAAGGACCACGACCACCATCTGTTACTCTATTAAAATCACTAAAGTCCATTTTATAACCTTGGTTTTTTAAGTCTTGTCCTTTCTCTGCAAACTCTTCAGCGTTTAGTTCTATAGTAGTACCATCAGGACTAGTAGCTATTACTATGTTATTGCTTGTAGCTAGCGTGTCGTCAAAATCAAATACTCTAATTTTTTTAATAGGAGCTAAAGGATTACGAGCTACTTTTAAAGCGTCATCTATAATTTTAGCTTTTTCTAAAACTTGATTCATACTTGGCGCTTCACTAAACTCTACTACATCTAAAGCTTTAAGCATATCAACATCAAAATCTTTAGCTTCTTTTATAGAGTTGTCAAGATCTTCAGAAGCTTTAAAAAATATTTCTGTATTTAGTATTTCATTAAAAGCTTTATTACCGTTTAAAGCATATATATTGTTACTTACACTAGGTGTATTTTTTAAAAACTTACTTAATCTAAATATACCTTCTTTACTAGTTAAAGCTATTTTTTTACCACCTTCAATACCTTTAGTATCTAAAAGATCCATAACATAATTAGGCCCAAAAAACTGACCGTGACCAGCTAGTATCTGATCTAGCTTAGCTTGATCTAAGTTATTTCTTAACACACCTTCTGCTAATTCAATCATAGTTACTGAATTAGGTACTAAATGTTCTCCTTTAGTTTTTAAATCTCTATAAGCAGAAAGAGTAGGATCAAACGCTGCTCTCGCTCTAGCTTCTTCAAAAGTATATTTTTTCTCACCAGTTTTACTATCAACAGCGTTTAACTTTTCTTCTAATCTTATGTCATATCTATCTTTAAACTCAGGAAACTCATCAATAAACTCTTGTATTTTAGCTTGCTGTGCTTCTTCTGTAAGTTCTAAAAATGAAAGTATTTTTGGTCTTGCTTTACCTTCAATCCATTGATTGCCTTCTATTAAGTAAAGATAATCAAGACTAGTTAAAGCTCTTAAACCTTTTACTACACCTGTTTGTAGTTGAAAGAACTGATACACTTGAGACTTAGTAATTCCTTTGCCAGAAGCAAGATCTTTTTGCATAGCTAAAATTAATTTACTTATAACTTTTTTATTAGCTATGTTAGCCAACTCAATTACATTTCTTTCTTTTTCAACCATAGCTAATTTAGATTCTAAGCTAGTAGTAGAAAAAATATTTTTTAATGTTTTAGCCATAAAACCAAAGCTTTTATTCATTGGCTTTATATGTGCAGGAATAATATCTTTTAACTGAGAGTTATCTATATAGTTAGAACCTTGTGCTCTCAATCTGTCAGCATAAAATGGTGCATTAACTTTGTTAGGTCCAGTTTCTTTTGCAGCATTTAATAATCTATTAGCATAACCTACAAACTCTAATGTAGGATTAAAAGCTTTAACTAATCTATTATCTAATAAGCTGCTCGTGATTCTTTGTGCAAGTTTATTTAGGTTTTTTGCTGGCCTTTCGTTTATAACCCTAACACCTTGTTTTTTACTAGCAGTTACAAACTCTCTTCTTTTTATAGCTGCTGCAAGATCTGGATTTAGTTCTTCTAAAACTCCAACAACTTCTTTTATAAACTCACCACCTTCAGCTAGCTCAGGACTTTCAGTAAACATTACATCTACTAATGCTTCTGTAATTCTAGGATCAACACCTTCAATTGCTTGAGCAAAACCTTCGGTATAATCTTCATCAATACCAATACCAAACTTTTGAGCAGCTTCAACTATTTCAGGTGCAACAGTTTCAAACTCCTCTGCAAGGTCAGCAGGTAACACTATATTTTTAGCAGCTTTATAATCTACTCCTCTACCTAGCTCTCTAGCTATATAAGCTATTTCTGCATTAACAACGTCTTGACCAAATAAATCTGCTCTTCTTTCAGCTATAGTAGTACCATCATCTAATTTTGTTTTAAGAGCTTCAGGCATAGCATCTACAACAAACTCAAATGCCGCTACTTCTGCTAATGTATTTTGCTTAGCATCTCTTCTACCTTTTTCAGGTGTAAAATATTCTACCATATCTTGAACATCAAGATCAGGTATTAATTCTCTTTTGGGATTACCAGCATAAGGATTTTTAATTCTCGACCCTTCAGCTCTTGATTCTTCTGTCAATGTTCTAGCCTGCTTTCCAGTCTCTGGATCTATTACAGGCTGAGTAAGCTTATTAAATCTTTTATTTAAAGTAGTCTGAGCCGTTTTGTTTAATATAGCTAAAGCATAGTCTTCTATAAACTTCGTATACTGCTCTGACTTTGGCTTACCCATTAATTCTTTAACTCTTTTAAAAGCTAAATCACTAGACTGTTTTTGTAAATCTTGAATAAACTCTTTTGATGTTGGAGCTTTTAATTTACCTTTTAATATTTTACTAGCTGCTTCAGCCATATCACTAGCTAAAGATTCTACTTCTGCTTGCTCTATAGCAGCTTCTTCAGTAGACTGTTCATCAAAATTTAACTCTTGAGCTAGATCTGTCATAGTCTTTCTTAATGAAGGCTTTTCTTCTTTACTAAAATCTTCAGTTGTTTCCTGTTTAATTTCTTGAGACTGCATGCCTAAAGTATTAGCAGCAATTTCAGTAGCTCTATATAAATCAAATTTACCACCACCAACAAACTGTCCTAAAGTACCTCTTTCACTAGCAGGTTTTTTAAAATAGTCAGCTACAATACCTTTTACTCCTCTATCAGATGTAACTATATCCATAGCTAAGTCTTCTATAGTAACAGCTCCTTCTCTTCTAAAACCATCTTCATCTATAACGCCTGCTATTTTAGGATTGTCAATAACACGTTCATTACCTATTTTAAATCTTCCAGATTTTATATAATTAACAACGTCAGGATAAAATTGATAAGCTAATTCCATCTGAACACTAGGATCATTAGTGTTTTTATTTTCTATTATTTCGTCTATTGCAATGTCTTTTGCTTGCTTTAAATCTCTATTACTAGGTTTTCTTGCTGCTTCGTCTGCGTCAGCAACTTGTTGTATATCTTCTCCTATGTCTATACCCTCTCTAGCAGCTCTTACTTGAGCTCTAGTAAACCTTCCCTTACGTATAGATCTATTATAATCTTTTATAAAATTAAATACATCTAGTTCATTTTCAAACTTTAAGTTTTTAGCACCCGGTAAGTTCTGAAGTAGTCTTCTAGTAGCATCTCTAACACCTTGAAATTTTTGAGTATCAAAAGGTATAATACCTTTATTAGCAAACTCACTAAACAAGGTAATTACTTCTTCTGCTTCTATAGCGCTATCAACTTCTACATCGTCTTTATATTTTTGTAAAGTATTATTTAATAATTTTAAATCTTGTGAATTAACTCTAGGATCGTTTTCTAACTCTATTAATCTTTTCTTTAATATTTTAGCTACTGGAAAAACAACATCAGGATTAGTTTTTAATGTGTTTTTAAGAAACTTATGTAATGTTTCATGCATGCCTGAGAAGAAACCACTTTTAGAATTTTTTTCATTATTTTGAATAGAATATTCTACTCCGTCTATGTTTAAACTTAATCCTCTTTGTTGTGATTTTTGCTCTGCATTTTCAACGCCTTTACCTTCTAACCACTCTTCTAGTTCTTTTGAAGTATCAAAGGTTAAAAAAGAATCTACTATATCATCATCTAGTTGAGCGGTAACGTCTTCAACACCTCTTGTTTGTATCTCAACCTCAGCTAGATCGTTTAGTCTTTTATTTATTTGATTTATTCTTGCCTTGTTCTTAGCTTGAAACTGTGGGTCAATACCTTCGTTTTCTCTTTGTAACTTGCTTCTTTCTAGTATTAAATCTGTAGCTTCTTGTCTTTGTACTTTGCTAAAGTTTATAGGCATTTTTAAACCAGCATTTCTTATGTCTGATAAAGCAGATATTTCGTCGTTATATTCTTTAGTAGCTATAATATTACCATCAGCATCAGAGTATTTTTGTTTTATTTTGTTTTGTAATTCTGCAAAAAACTTTTCTGTTCTAACTATATTAGCTGATGGCTTTTTAAAATTAAATTCTCTTACATAATTAAGAGCTAAATTTTTAGCATCTGAAGTGTTAGATCTAATATTACTTGCGAAAGGAAGAGCAACACCCATAGAATAACCAGCAAGAGATGCTTCTAACAGTTCTTTAGGTTCTACAAATCTTAGTGCATCGTTTATACCACCTTCACCTTTAATACCTTTATTAACTTGAGATAATCCTGTTTGAAAAAACTCAGTTACAAGCTCGTTTCTACCTGACTTATTTAATAATACAGCATTATTTTTTACTTTGTTTAAATAATGTTTTACACCATCGTAATACATTTTGTTTAAACCACCTGTAATTTTAGCTTGTTTAAATATTGCTTGAGCTGCTTTTATTTGACTACCCGCACCAACTCTTTCTAAAAGACTCATCGTACTAGCCATTGCTATGTCTTGAGCTACATCGTCAAACTCACCGCTTTCAATAGCTTTAAGCATATTTTCTTTAGTGTCTCCACCTGGGTATTTATCTGGGTTATCTAATACACCTTGCCTTACACCGTTAATATATTCATCAGCATAAAAATAACCTGTAGCAGCAACTTGTCCCATAGCACCTACCATACCAACAGCAACTGGACCAAGACCTGGCACCATAGAAGCTCCAACTCCAGCAGAAACTGCTGCCATTGTAGGTAACGACTGTCCTAAAGCTACTGATAAATCAGAAAAACTTATTCCATCAGTAAATTTAGCTTTTTTTTGCAACTCAGAAAAGCCTTTAAAATCTTCTATTTGTTCTATATTTTCTACTAAAGATTCAGAACCTTGACCTATATTTACTTTTGCGTCTTGTTCTAAACTAAATATAGTACCTCTTTTTTCTATTTGTGGATATGAAGGCCCAAGAGGATTTTGTATTTTTATAACAACTTCATCATCATCTGATTTACCTTCACTTCTAAGTTTTTCTAGCTTTTCAAGCATCTCTTTATTAGCTTTAATCTGCATGCCATCTACTTGAGCACCAATAGTGTTTGGAGCATCATAAAGTAAATCTGCAGTATTCACTGCTAAACTTTCAGCAAAATCTAAAGTTCCTGATAAAAACCTAGCTGGATTAAGCATTGTTGGTGTTCCAATATCAAAAGGCTTTATATAAGACTGTAATTTATCTATAGCGCTATAAAAATCACTTTGACTTCTACCTAAAGCAACTTGCTTGTTTGCTATTTCTTGTTCTACTAGTTCAGCTATTTTTTCGCTTTGAGAAGTAACAGCATTATCTTTTAGCATTGCTTGCTCTATTAAGTTAGCATAGTAAATACCAAGAGCTTCTTGAAAAGCATTAATACCAGTTTGAGTTGTAGTGTCGTAAACATCTTTTTCTATAAGATCATTCATGTAAGCTTCAACATTTGGAAGATACATTTTTTTATAAGCTTCTAATCTACTTTTAATTATAGGATCGTTTTGTCTAAGTGATACAAAAGCTTCAGTTGCTTTTTTATCTAACTCCTCGTTTGTTTTTATTCCGTCTTCTTTTCTAAAATCTTCTGAATTACCTACTGGCCCAATAACTTCATTTACTTCGTTCCTTTTATTAGACATTAAGTATTCATTGTTTCTATTAATATCACCTTTAGCTTCATCGCTTTCAGGAATAAAAGCATCTAATGAAGGTACAGATTCATCTTCTACAAAACCAGGCACGCTGGGATAAGTATTCTGCATGTTGAACTCAGGCATTGGCTGTTCATTAACTAACTTTATTTTTTCTTCTTGAGAAACGCCTGGCATCTCCATTATACTTTTAATCTTCTGATTATATGACTCAACTTTACTATCATAGTTCTGTTCACTCAACGCGGTTCTTTCTTCTGCACTAAGAGACACGTCATCAGGACCAACTATATCTTGAGTTTTAAACTCACCTGAAATAACAGGCTGTCCCATTACTGTTTGTACGTTTTGATTTGCAGGATCATACTTAGCTGGATTCATTATAGAGTCAGCAAATCTATTTTGTTCTTCAATAGTTAAAGGCCTTGATACATCAGGTTTGTCCTCTTCTACTAAAGGAACAATTTCAGCTTCTAGTATTCGCGTACCATCTTCTCTTAGTTCTACTATCTTGCCTTTATTGGCCTCAAGTAAAGCTTCAAAAGTTATACCTCTTCTTTTAGCTTCAGCTTCTAGCTGTTCTCTAGTTATCTTTACGCCTTCTATTTCGTACATATTACTAACCTTGTAGTTTGTTTAATGATCCTTGTATTAAAGCTTCTTGATAAATTTCATATTCTAGTTCCATAAATTCTTTTTGAGCCATAGATCTAGCTATAGGATCTATACCGGCAGCATCAACTGCTGCTTGAGCAGCTATTAACTTTTTATTAGTTCTAAGGTATTGTTTTCCTTCTTCGTCAAGTGGATGTTTATCTTTCCAATTGTTGTAAGCTTTTTGATCTTTAAAAGCAAAACCAGTAGGAACGTTGTTCTTGCTCGCTGTCTTGCTTAGTTCTACTTGTCTTTTCTTATATACTTCAGGATATAACCTTCTAAACATTGCTATAACTTCATTGTTATCTTTGTTATTACCACCTGCAGCTCTTTGTAAGTCTTGAGCTAATACAGCTTGTTGTGAAGGATCTTTCATGTTAAACGACTCAATTACTTTGTAAACTGGTTTTCCTACTGGTTCTCCAGTTTCTTCATCTACAGGTTGATAATCTTCTGTCTCTATAAACACCATGTCATCTTGAACTCTAATATTGTCAATATTGAAAGTTTTACCACCACTAGTAATACTATGATTTAGCAATAGGTTTTTGTTTTCTAATGGATTTTCAAAGAAAGATACTGTATCATTTACAATGTCCATGTAATATGGTTCACCTGTTTTTTCGTTTGTATCTGTAGGATTTATTACTTCTTCTTTAACATACTTAAGAGTGTTATCCATTGTAGCATTGTCATTGTAAAATTTATTAGCTAAATAAATTTTCATTATCTCATTTTGCTCATTATTAATTTTACTAATCTGATCTTCTGACATATTTTGAGTATACTCATGCCAACCGTCTTTATATAACGATGTATCAAAACCTTGTTCTCCAGCTATACGCTCTATTTCTTCATCAGGTATTTCATCTTGCCAAACTCTTTTCATTAAGTTGTCATTACCTATCATGCTACTTATAGCAGGACTTTTTTGCATAGCTTCAATAGCACCTTGTTTTTTATCTTGTTTTATAGTTCTATAACTATATATTTTACCGTCTTCTAAGTTTTGAATTGGCTTACCAGTCACAGGATTAATATCTCCTTTTTTAACTGGTATAGTTTCTACAAAATCACTTTCTAAGCTTTCAGGTTGTATTATCTTGTTAAATATAGCTGTACCAGGCTCTGTTAAGTTAGGCTTTGTTTGATACATGTTTTGACCTGAGTTTTCCATTGTTAACAACTCATTGCCATTTATCATAGACGCAGGTTCACCGTCTTCTTCTGGCGCAAAGAAGTATAATTGACCTCCACGCTCTACTATACCTATATTACCGCCTTGACCAGCTCGCTTTAGAAAGCTTTTATTTTCTATAGAACCTATAGAAGATACATTGCCATTAGCAGCATCTTCTTTAAATGCAGCTGACTGTGCACCTATAATTTGTACTTGTCTTTTGAATTGAGGCACTAGTGCCATTATTTGAGATAAGCCTCTATTACCTTCTTGCTTAGTAATAGTACCATCTTGCATGGCATTTTTAATTTTAAAATAGTCGTCTACTTTTTCGTTCCAAAAAGCTTGTATGTTTTCATCTAACACTTTGTTGCCTGTAGTTCCAACTTCATTCAACTTTGATCTTAATTGAAAACCTTCTTGCTGATCAGCTTGTTCTAGTTTTTTAGTATACTCTTTTTGTTTAGCTACTTGCTGTCTCATTTGCTCTACACTAGTAGCTACATTGTTAGTAATGTTTTTACTACTATTAACAAAAGAGTCAAACTGCTTATTTATTATTCTTTGTGGATTAGTAAAACTCATATTTATTAAGGATTGTCGGCTTTATAGCCTGAAATTATACTACCAGCTCCTGATACAGCAGCATTACCTATACCCATGATCGCAGCACTTCTAGCAGCTCTTTGATCCATTTCGTTTTGAGCAGCATTGTCTAGCAACTTAGCTGTTCGATCCATTTTAGCTTCATGAAAGTTAATAGCATCTTGTTGTTCCATTATATCTCCTTGAGCTTTCATTTCATCTAGTCTTTGAGCGCCTTCAGCTTTCATCTTCTGAACATTAGCTTCACCTTCTGCAGCCATTGCTTTGTTTTGTGTTTCTTGTGCTTGTATACTAGCAGCAATACCTCTTTTACTTTGCAGTGCAGCTTGTGCTAAAGCAGTTGCACCACCAGCAGCTTGACCGGTCTCCATCATTACATCTAAACTATTTGCCAATGCTTGATCTGCTTGTTCAGCTTGCATTTTAAAAGCTTCAGTAGCTACAGTTAAATTAGCATATGGATTATCTAAGTTAGCAAACTGATTTGTCATATTTTCATAAGGATTGTTAAAAGCAGGTCTTTCTTCAACTAAAGAGTCTAATGCTGTTTGTTGAGTATCTTTTATTTCTTTCTGATTAGCGGCTTCGTCTTTAGCACGTTTAGCAGCTATTGCGTTTGATGTAATTCCAGCTATAGTTCCAGCTATAGCTAGGCCTGTCATAACTCCCATGTTTGTTATTTTAAATTTTTAACTATTTCGTAAGATGGTTTTTCATCTACACTCCACCCTAATTCTTTATGTTTTTTAATTAAGTTTTTGTTTCTACCAATAGTAAACATATATTTTTTATCTGCGTTTTTAACTACAGCTTCAGCTCCCATTATTAAAGCTGTTATCGCTGCGTCTCTGTCAGGTTCTCTATATTCTGGATTAGATATAATCCATTCAAGCAAAACTGCCTTAGAGTTTGTCATATATAAAAAGCCAGCAACAATAGGTGTGCCATCTTTTGATTGTACCATTAATCCACCAGTACCATTTTCTGGTAAAAAATCTTTTTCAATAGGTGGCCAGTTCCAAGCTTTCCACCATTTTTCTAAAGCTTTATAATCAGCTTCTGTTAATTTTCTTATATTCATATTAAATTAAAATGAAGATACATTGTAGTTTACACCTATTGAGTATAATTCTTTCATGCCGCCTGGATCTGTATTAGTATCAGTACTAAATGTTATATCTAAATAATAACCTTTTAAGCCGCTAATACTATCACCAAATATAATTTCGCCTGGTGCTTGTGTTGAATTATTAATAAAGTTTGCTACGTATCTATTTTCTTTTCTGTCAAAACCACCTCTTAATAATGGTTGATTAGCTGGACTAGCAGCTGTACCTGTATTACCTAGGCCATCATAAGCTCCTTCTATGTAGCTATTAATTACTTTAGCATTATCATCACTAAAGCTAAAGCCACCTGATAAAGCACCACCGGTTGTTCTGTTTATATTTTTACCTGTTTGATCAGACGTTATCACACTGGCTTTCCAGCCACTATCGCCTTCATAGTCTATTGTTAAAAAGTTTTTCTGCAATGAAGGTTGAGAGTTTGCTACTATTGAAACTGTAGATGCATTACTAGTACCATAAAAATTTCCATGAGAACTTGATATTTCATAATGAGTGTATAAGCCTGTTAATTGATTAGTACCTTGTGATGTATAGTCATTAGGCGCATATGGTTGGTTATTAAATGTTAATAATTTATTTTTTAAACTACCTATTGCTCCTGGCATATAGCTATAAAAGCTTGGCCAACCATTTACACTCTCATCAAAACCTAAAGTAAAAAATGTAGTGTCACGCCTTGGTAAAGCATTGGATCCGCTTACACTACTAGGATCACCTGTTCTAGCATTGTTATACTGTAAAGAAACAACATATTGTTTATTGTAAGCGTCCCAACCACCATAAACTCTACTTCTATATGGAGCTATTAATTTTAATCTACCATTACTACCAGCATTCATAATTGAGCCATCTAGTATTTTATCAGTAAATAATACTGTATTAATACTTACAAAACCAAATCCTAATACTGTAGCTGTAGTGTCAGTATAAGTAAGACCTTGATCAGTAGAAATAAATATTTTAGAACCTGGTATTGTTTGAGATTTGTTTAAATTTGGCGTTGCAGTTACTGAAAAATAACTTACATCATTACCTTGAGAATTGTTTATTGCTGTTATTCTCAAATCTTGAGTGTATTCGTTGGTATAATTATCATTTAATGTAGATAAATTATCTCTAAAAAAATCACGCATACCATACTCTGATATTTCAGTTATACCGTCTCCAGATAATCTTAATACAGCATTTCTATTTCTATCAACAAAATACTTTCTAAAAGCATATACTGCAAAAGATTCTGGATTTTGACTAATACCATACTCTCCAGAATAAGGTACTATTTCTCCTAAAACTTGGTTAGTAGTAGTTACACTACCTCCACCTTCAGCATTATATATAGCATTTTTATCTATTAAAGCTCTACTACATTTATTCTCTTGTAAAACTACTACATCGTTTTCATCAGCATATATTTTCTGTATAGAACCGTATTGAGGATTAGTTGATCTAGTAATGTTAGTTCCTACTGGAAATTCATTTGTTCTATTAATACCAGTTCTAGAGTTGAATATGCCTGAATGTATTAAAGTGTTGAACCTATGCTGCTGTAATGGTTCTTCTTCATCTAAGTAAGCCCTTACACCATAAGACATAGAGTTGTTGTTAAAACCTCCTCTAATGTACATTTCTTCAGTATAAAAATTTTGTGTACTCACAGACTCAGTAGTAGTAATTCTATCAGATCCATCAGTAATAAAAAGAGGATTAAATGTTAAAGGCGGAGCAAACACATTGTTAAGAGGCCACGTACCTAAATTAGCAGCTGATCCAGTACCACCTGGTACCGCGTCTGTTGTTCCTATCTGCTTCACTGGTTGAGGCGTTAAAACTCTTTTGTTCCAAATAGAATTATAATAATCTACTTCTATTAACGGTAGTGTATTTGCCATATTATATAATCACTTATTTTATTACTTAATTTACTATATTAACTTTCAGTTAACCTTAAATCAAACTCAGATATTACAGTTGATAATCCATTGCCGCTTTGATCTATAGCTCTTATTTCTACGCTTATATTTGCAACTGTATACTCATTGCTATATTTTCCAACATTTAAACTACATTGATCACCTTGAATTAATAAACTTAAATCTAATGATTCTACTGAACTAGCTAGTATGAAGTTAGAGTCTCCAAACATGCTTGCACTTTTAACAAATAATTGCCAACTAATACCTGTGCCAGATTCTGCATTGCTACTATTAGATCCATTTGTTGCTCGAGACCTAGTAGTGTTTGAGCCATCATCATTTCCCCAGTTGGTAGGGCCTGGTGCTACTGGCGCGCCAGTGCCTAAGTTTGATGTAACGTAATAAACAGTGCCAGGTGCATCAACTCTTCTAGTATTAAATACCGGAGCTGTATTAACCACAAAAGTAGAAACATTAATACTGTACGGTACAGGCAATATTGAGAATTGTAAAAAATCAAAAGTAATATTAAAATTAACATTATCTAAGCCAGCATCGCCAGAACTGTACATTGGATTAGTCGCTGTTGGCTTTAATAAGTAAATATTATCACTACCTTTTTGACTTACAGTAAAAGGTGCTGACGTGATTGTAGTTCCATTTTGATACGTAGCTGTACTTACAGCAAAATTTTCAGCATTAGCATATGTTATTAAATTACCATTTTGATCTACTAATTGAAACTCAACTATAGTAGCAGCCGCAGAGTATTGTAAACTTTCGTTAAAACTTACTGTGCCTAAAGGAGATGTACCCGTACCACCTACTAGTGCTGTCACAAATTGTGTTGGTACAGTTAAGTTATCTCTTATTAAAGTGTTTAATTCTCTTACAGTACCTGATGTACTTGTTTCATAATATATTTCTATATTACTTATTGTAGGATTTGTTTCATATATAGCAGGTAATGTTTCAGCTTCAGACGAAGGTTTAGCTATTTGTGAATCTGATCCTAAGTTAAAAGTATTTTGTATTATGGCTGTAGGTGGATCTGTGTCAGCATTATATAAACCGTTATAACTACCTCTTCTAAACAAGTTTTCAAAATTACCAATTGACTGTACTTTCATTGTTTGTAATCCTGGAAATACAGGACCTGAAGCAGTTGTAGCAGAAGCAAAATAAGGTCTATCTACAGTAAAAGAACTACTTAACTCAGCTAGTCTAGGTATTAATTCTATATCACTAGTAGAATACTGTTGTTGAACAGGTGTTGTTTCATTCAAAGCTGGTGGTACTTTATTAGCATTGTCGGTTAGTAAAGTAGTTACATTTAAAACGCCTGTGCTAGACTCTGTGCTAAAAGAAGCTTCTACGCTACTTTCACTTGCTGTAGCCGTTGAGGTTAATTCAAACTGAGTAAAATTCAAAACGTTATTTATATAATAAGTTTTACCACCTGGCGTAACTACTTTCATTCCTTCTAATAAGGGAAACGTTAAATTCTCTATACCTGTTACAGCATCTACTGTCGCTATTTTTTGACCACTAACAAAAGTACATGTTAAATCAAAAGGCTTTATAACAGGTATTCCATTTAATAAACTAGGTAAATATACGTTATAATAATCTTGTTCTAGTTGTTTAACTACAACTTTATAACTATACCATCCAGTAGCATTTCCAGCTTTAATGAAATCTACAGACTGTAATACAGCTGGATAAACAGCTGGATCTTGCCCGTCTTGTGTAACTATACCGTATCTATTTTCTTGTGGAGAAGAACCAGGAAACGGAGCTATAGCCCATTGAACTACTACTTCATAATTAACACCTGAAGCTGTCCACTTCATAATATCTCCTGGTTGTATTGAATCATTTGCTCCACCAGATTGTATTTCAATAAACTTATTAGTAGTACTAGATGTAGTTATTGTAGCTGTTGCTAAAGGATCTTCATATAAACCTGGATAACCACTTGCATAGCTAATTGTTTGAGGTACTTGCTCAGTAAATAAAACCTTTAAAGAATCTCCTGGCCAGTTAACAATACCAGAATTAACCGCGTTTTTAAAAGGTGTAGTAGATAAAGGTGCTACTACTGAAGGCAAATAGCCATGATAAATTGTTGAGCCAAAAAATGTTATTGGATCATCTGCAAATGTACCTGATTGTAAAGTAAAGTTAGTGTCAGTAAATTTTGACAATATTACATCAGAAGATCTGCCGTATCTATCTTGTAATATTAAACCTACTTGATAAGTTCTGTTCTGTTTTAAAGTGTGATTAGGATATGACACGTTACTAAATTTACCTGGTAAATTAGTGCTTATATTTTTTGATTGGTTTTGCGATGTAGTGCTTGGTGTTAGTTTTTTACCTGCAGAAACATAATATGCTAAGCTTTCAGGTGATGTATGTTTATCAAAAAAATTACCTAATATTACTCTATTACCTGATGATGTTAAAGTTTTGGCACGCACAGGCACATTATCATATACTCTAGTAGTTTCAGAAGATCTTAAAGTTTTAATTGGCTGTTTAGACTGATAGATGTATTCTAAAAAATTAGTTGTATTAGAAGTTATAGAAGTATCATCTATGTCTATTGTTTCAGCAACTTTAATGCTTAGTCCCATAGACTCTTTATATAATATATCTATTTCTTTTACTTTTAAATTATTAGCTAAAGTATTTATAGCATATTCACAAGGTATTCTTAGTTTAACTTCAGTAACTTCATTTTCCATAAAGTCAACTATAGTATTTTGACCTGCTTTATACTCTTGTGGAATATAATTATTGTCACTTGATCCTGAACTTTTCTGTCTACCAACTTCTTTCAAAAAATATCCTTTTTGTTTTGGTATAAAAACTTCTTGAGTAAAAGGTGCAATAACAGAATACTGTCCATCATCATATTTAAACCTATAAGAAAATCTTACAAACTTATCTTCTAAAAATTTTTGATCACCTGGAAAACTGTAGTTATAATATTTATTAGGCCAATGTACGGTAACAATGTCGCCTGCTGTAAATATTGTATTGGCGTTAACTTGCGTTAAAGTTCCATTAACAAAACCACTAAGTTCGCTTACACTAAAACTTTTATTTGCTGCAGCAGGATCACCAACATCTGTTATTACGTAATACTTATTAGGATCTAGACTAGGATGTGTTATTCTAGGAAAGCCTATAGCTGCTGTACTAGTGTTTTTAGGAAAATGATTTGCTATTTGAAAAGATGACCAGTCACCACCGCCTGCTGTATCTTCTAAGTAATTATAAGGTGATCTTGTACCAAACTTATATAATGCTTGTGCATAGTCATAATTTCCAGTAGCACCGCTTGTGTAGAAATATCCACTAGAACTAGCGGTAACACTATCAAGTTTAAGCTTTACTTGATCTTCTCTTAACCAAGGTGAAGCTACATCTTTTGAAGTTTGATCTACAAAATAAACTGTATAATTTAAATCTTCATCTTCAGGATCTGTAACTTCTGTAATTTGAGCAGTTAAATCTCTGTCAATAAATACAGCTACTGCACCAGCATTAAAAGGTTGTAGAAGTCCAGACAATTGCTGAACGTAAGCAACTTTAAACTCATAAGTTTTATTATCATTACCTTTAACATATCCTTGTAGTCCAACATTATCAGTAATAGCAGCTAGCATCGTAGCGCTCATGTCTGCTGTTTTAAACAACCAGAAAGGATATATAGCATCAAAAGTAGCTACTCCTGCTATTCTTAAACCACTAGCAGTAACCATTAATGCTGCTTGAGAATATTCTTCAAAAAGCTGCATTGGCTTGTGAGGATAGTACTTAGCTAACGATATATGATCTTCGTGGAAATAATAATTAGGGTTTGATTCAGCAGTTTCAACATTTATAATTCTTGGTTGGTTTCTATTATCTGTCCAAAACAACTGATTTTCTATCATTGCTACATCAAGTATAGGGCTATTGTAAGAAAAATTTAAAAATCTACCAGACACTATAGTAGATATAGTATTTGCTGTTAAATCTGCTACAATTATTTTGTGTGAACTATTAGGTGAAGCAAATAAAGATATTTGATCTGCTGAACTATCTTGAAAGTCAGTTGCAAATATATATACTTTATCAGTATCGTTGTTTATAAACCAACCAATAAATTGTAGTAAATATACATTTGGAGTTGATGCAGTGTCAGAAGTTAATTGACTAAAAAGTAAATTTCCTAAAATATTTTCTAAAGCGCCTACATCACTAGACTCTGACCTAGAGACAGCAACATTTTGAGCATCTCTATATTCGTCATTACTCAATAGTCTAGCATCTAAGTCTTTATTCATTTTAGACTTAGTAAATGTATGGTTAAATTTTCTTTGCATTTAATTTAATGTTTAATCCATTTAGACTGACCTCTAAATATTTGAACTATCTCATCTAGTTTTAATTCAGATAATCTTAATTTGGCGTTTCTTGTTTTAACATATGAATCTCTTTTTAAAAAAGCTTTAGTTCCACCATCTACATCGTTTCTAGTCATAGCAATTCTATACAATATCTGCGCATAAAAAGCTTCTTCAGCAAGTTTAGGTACAATACTATTAAAATCAATACTTAATCCATCAGATATATAACTTAACTGTATTACTTGTCCGACTAAGCTAGCGCTAAAAGTAAACATACCTGTTCTTTGATTTATACTAAACCAACCATTTCTTTGTGTAGTTTCAGGATCTAAACCGTATCTACCACCATAAGCTTGTTTCCACCATTGATAATTATAAACTCCACTATCATCAAATGGATCATAATCGCCTACAACTTCTCTATCGTTTGCATCTTTCCATCTATCTTCTATAACAGACTGTGAAGCTTCTAAGTTATTTCCATAAGAGCTTTGTGTAGGTACACCAGTAGCACCATCAATTATAGGAAGTTCATCAGGATTACCACTTAATCCCCATAATGGATATATAGTGTGCAATATACCTAATTGATCTGCCCAAGATACATTAGTATAATTAACATAGTCTCTTGGTATTGGTACAGTTAAATTAGTAGGTACAGTTAATTCTTGTGATTTATAAGCTTTTAAAACATCATAAGATAGTTCTTGCATAGCTCTTCTAGTATGAAACAATATTTGGCTTCTACTTACTTGAGTTAGTATTTGACCATTGCCTGTATACGCTAATTGAAAATTACTTATAATATCATTTAGCGTTAAATAGCTATAACTACCGTAGTTGTCACCTGTAGCTATGTCTGTTAAATCTAAAAATATAAATTGTCCGTTAGCAATAGCTGGACTTATCTTTATAGTATTATTAGTAGTGTCAGTTACAATAACATTGCTAGGTGTAATTAAGTTAGCAGCGCTAGGAACAGTTTTTCCAGTAGCTAGAGCATGAACAGCAAAGTTACCAGTATCTCTTACTTGAGCGCCTCCTATAGCATCAAAATTACTTATAAGTGTTGTGTTTAAATCTGGAAACTCCCATACATCTTTTGTACCACCAGTAGTATTTTGCAACGGACCGTATTGTCCTGAATAATACTGCTGATCATTTTCAGTTAGTGGAATTGTTGCTGCTGTTTTATTTGGCATAATTTATTAACTTTGTTCTAGTGAATCTTGTGCAACTGCAGCTTGAGCAGCTTGTTGTACTATTTCCTGATCTCTTACTATGACACCAGCGTACATTAATATTTTTAATATAAGTTCAGTTTGATCTACATCTGATATTTCAAAATCAGTAGAAGAACCAGGAGCATATACATATCCACCTACACTGTTAATTGTAAAACCGAATACTGGGTCAGCAGGTTTTTTAACGTATTCTATAATATAACTTTGAGCACCTGTACCGTTAGCTGCATTAGCAGCTGCTGTGGCTATACCTGGTAATATATTTAATGTGTTTCCCTCCAAATAACATATTGGGTGACTGCTTGTAGGTGATGTTAACTGAGAACGTCTAGCTTGTAAAAACTCGTGACGTGATAATTTTTCAACTTCAACTGGAAGTTTAGCACTGTCTGTATATTCTAACATACCAAATCTATGAACATCAGAAGGTAATGTTGTTTGACCGAATATACCGGATAAAGCTACAGTTGCAGTGGCTTGTGTTTCAAATGTAGCTATTTTTTCTTCTAGCAATTTAACTCTGTTTGCATACTCTGTATCGTTGCTAGGTTGTCTCAACATTTGATTTAAGTTTTCAAAGTAACTTTCAAATATTTCTAATTGTACTTGTCTACCTAAGTTGTTAAACTCATAAGGTGTTAAGAAACCTCTTTGTTCTTTGTTAAGAATAGTAAGGACAGTAGTGTATACAGTGTTTACGTTTAATGCCATTTTAATATTTTAAAAAGGGACCGCTAGCTGCGGCCCCATAGTAATTATAATCACTTGTTATTTGAATTTTTTCTCTATTGATTTATAAACTTCCATGCCTTCGTCGGTTTTAAACCAAGCAGCCATAGCTGAATATGGGTTTTCATCAAACGGAATATTCATTAATTTTCTACCGTTGCTCTTCCAAGTAAAGCTTCTTTGATCTTGTGATAGATCTATTATTCTTTCTTCAACAGCTCGGATAGCGAAGTTTCTAAGAACTACATTTTCATCATTTGCTAAGTTAATAAATAACTCTGGATTTCTCTTTGCAAATAATAACAAATCTCTTCTTAATTCTTTAGATGATAAAGAAGTAACAGATGATCCAAACTCAACTCTTAATATTGCTTCAGCTTGTTCAATATCCATTTCGTAAGCCATATTCATAGCTTGTATTTCGTATTGTAAATCTTCAAACTGATCTTCTGCTTCTACTATTGGATCAAACTCTTGAAACACTATTCCTTTATGAGGATGATGTTCTAAGAACTCTTGTAAATTTCTTTTTTCTTTTGGAACATGTAAATGACCACTATCAAAAACTACATGCTTTAAAGTGGCTGATCCTTTTTGTTCATCAACAAATATACTTTTCATATTAGTAGCATATCTCATTTCTCTTTCATATCCTTGCTCTGGATCAAACCAAACTAAAGGGTATCTTTTAGAGTGCTTACTTGGTAAAGTATATGTTAACGGTGTTTTATTACCTATTAAGTAATAGTTTCTATCTTTGTATTCCCAGTTATCTACTGGTGCTGCAGCCTTCTTGACTGGAGCCTTTTTTGTTTTTGTTTCTTCCATAATATAATATAATATAAATTAATAAAGACCCCGCCGAAGCGGGATCTTATTATGAACATGTTATGCTAAGTTAGCAGTATGTCCTTGTGTAATAGTAGGTACAGCGTCCGTTAATGGAGCATCTGTAGCAGTTACTTTAACACCAACTATACTACTTAGCACTTTAAAACCAGTATAATTACCTTTACCAGCTTTAGCTTCTGGATTTTGCATTTCCATAATTGCATCCTCAAAGTGAGATTGCAAAGTAGCAGCAGTAAATCCAGTGTACTCATTACTAGTACCTGGAGCAGCATAAGTTACTATAGTTTGAAGTAAACCACCTTCGTTAGCTTCTCCAGCTGCAGTAGGTATATTGTAAACTATGTTTACAGTAGCTACAGCAGTAGCACCTGAACCTGAAATTGCAGCTTGAATGTTTACTACATTGTCACAGTTAATAAATTTATTATTAGCTGCGTTGTTTAATTTTAAAAATGAACTCATAATTTCTATCTTTTAAATGTTAATAAATAATTAAGCTCCTTTGAACAATACGAAGTTGTTAGCAGCTTGTGTAATTAAACATCTTTCAGATAAGAAATTAACTCTCATAGTATCTAAATCAGTAGTGTAAGCACCACCAACAGATCCAGTGATCCAAGCTTTAAATCTTCTATCTTCAGTTTCAGAAGCTCTATATCTTACGTGTAAGAAAGGACGTCTGATGTTTGATCCTAACATTTGATCATACACTGTAGAAGTTCCAGCTGGAATTAATACACCATCAATAGCTTTAGATAAACCTCTTGTTGTTGCATCATTTAAGTATTTCCAATCAGTTTTATAGAAGTCATAAGAACCTCTTCTAAAACCTGAAAATCCAAAGTTAAGAGCCATTTCAGCTTCGTTATCAAATAAACCGTAAGAAGCAGCATTAGTTGAAGCATAACCACCGTTAGTAGCAGCTAACATATCATCAAAATCTAGAGCAGTTTCTCTTGATAAGAATAACATGTTTTCTTCAATAGCACCTTGCTTGTCTAATTGCTTTAAGATCTCATCGAAATCTCCTAATGCACCTGAACCAGGAGCAGCAGCACCAGCAAAACCAGAGAATACATTACCTCTTTTTTCAATAGCAGCAAATAAACCTTCAGAACCTTTAATGTTCTGAGAAGCACCACTTGGTCCAAACTCAGCACCAAAAGCTACTGTGTTAGGTTGAAGTTCACCTTCAACCATAGCCATTTCTAAGTAATCTTCAAATCTTAATCTTGTTTCAGATTCAGACTTTAAGTACCACAAATAACCAGATGTTCCGTCTTCAGTAGCAACTTCGATCCAACCTATTTGAGCAGTATCAGATCCACTTAACTCATAATTATCTTTTAAGATAATTGGTGAGTTAAAGTATCTCGTGAAACCTGGCTCAATAGCTCCAGACATTCCGTTACTTCCTTTTGGAAATTCAGATCCGTATACGAATAAGCTACAAGTACCTCCAGTGATAGCAGCAGGTACACCAGCAGCATTAGTTTCATATACAACACAGTCAATTGTATAACCATCTGTAGTACCTCCAGAAGTTCTATCAACTACTAAAGCTTTAGCAGAAGCTAAACCTGTAGCATTATCGGTAATTAAAATTGTATTACCGTTTCTAATAGCTGATGTAGCTGGATTATCTGCACCTTTAGTAATAGTAATTGTAATACTTGAACCAGCATTAGCTGCAACAGCACAATTATCATACGCGATGTGTAATCTATTTTGTTCAGACCAAATTACTTGATCCGATGTCATTGGCATTTCAGCGCCAACCATTCGTAGGAAACCAGCTAATGTTCTGTTTCCATATCTTTCTACCTCTTGCTCATATAACTCAGGTAGATATTGTTGTGCCCATGTATCGAAATTAGTGTCAGCAAAATCAATATAGTTATCCTGTACGGTAACCTGATTTGGCATTGGCGTAATTGATGCAGGGAACGATCCTCCATTTACAAAACTCATTTTTGTATTTTTTTATTATGATTTTTTCTTAATTTTCAACTTTGAACTATCAACTCCAGTTATCGCTTTTACTTTCCAGCCATTAGGCATTGTTGACTCAGTAGCAACCGGTCTAGCCTCATTATTAATGTTTTTAGATTTTGCTATAACATCTCTAGTAGCATCGGCTTTACCTTGCTCATAGAAATGTTGTGCTAATCTATCAGCATTTCTAGCTGCGTAAATAGCTTTGTGATAATCTTCCATATTTGTTATGTTACCTTCTTTATCAGTAAATTTACTTATAAATTTAGAAACATCAGTTTGGTTGTTTATCATATCTTGTGGGTTTGAAACACTGTATCTAAAAGCTTTTTCTCCAACATTAAATTCAAAACCTTTGAATTGTTCTTGAAAAAAGTTTTTTGTATTGTTTACAAACTCATTTCTTTTAGCTGTTATTTGTTGTTGTTCTTGGTTGTATCGTTGGAAAAAGTCCATAGCTTTTTTCTGCTCGTTAGTAACAGATGGCCTCAACTTGATTTCATCATAATATTTACTCTTCATTTGCTCTAAAAAGTTCTTGGCTTTCGCAACTTCTTCTTTGTATGCAAGCTTTTGCTTACGTACAAATCTTTCTTCGTCCGCTTCTTCATCGTAAGAAAAGTTATCTTCCATAATAAAAGAAACCTCTTCTTCGTTAAGATGCGGTCTAGTTTTTTTATAATATTCTCTTACAAGTAATTTATCATCATACTTGTTATAATCTTTATTTAAAGTAACATAATCTTCAACAGTTCCACCTGTATCTTTCATAAAGTTTATAAGCTTTTCTACATTTTCAGGTAATTCTGCACCAGAGATTTTTTCATCTCTTATAGCTTCATTAGCCTGTTTTTGTAATTCTTTAGCTTCTTGTTCTACAGGTTTTTCTTGTATTACCTCGATCTCTTTGTTCTCATCTTTGTTCTCGACCTCTTTGGTAATTTCTTCAAGTCTTGGCTCGGGTGCTCTCTCCTCCACTTTTTCCACATCTTCGGTTTGTTTATTCGCATCCACGACTCCTGTGCTTTGCTCTGGAACGGCATCTTCTTTTATTTCTAATTTAGTTACTTTCTTTTCCTGAGTTAACTTCTTAGGTCTACCAGGTTTTCTTTTCATTTTCAAAGGCTGTTTTGTATCCACCTCTGCTTCTGTTTTTATTTTTGACATAATATAATATAATATAAGTTATTAAATATTTAAATCTTGATTATTCTCAAAATTTATGGGTAATAAGTTATTTTGCTTTTGATCAGCTATAGCACTTTGTTGAGTGCCTATTATCTTAGCTCTTTTATCTTTTCTGTTTTCAATGTCTTGCTCACGTTCAGCTTCTCTGTTTATTTTCTGCTGACCTAACTGCATGTTGTAGTTAAATTCAAGATCCATTAACTCACGTTTAATTTGAGCTTCAACACGCATACGTTCTACTTCAAAACTAGCTTTACCTTTTTCAAATTTAAGTTTAGTATCTAGTTGAGCTTCTGATTTTTGTACTTCTGCTAATGCAGCGGCTTCAGAAGCTTGAGCATTTGCTTGACCTTGAGCTTGTATGTTTGCTAAATTAGCAGCTTGAGCAGCTTCAGCAGCTTTCTTACGTTTTAGCTTAATCATTTGATTAGCTAACTTTAAATTTCTTATTTGTCTAATATCTATAGCATCTTCTAAGTTTATACTACCACTAGACAATGCAGCTTGTATATTAGCTTCTAATTGTTCTTTTTCTGTTTCATCTGGTACTAAATCAAAATAAATACCAAAGTCGTATAAGTGTATATTTGATAAATCTTGCAATTGACCAACACTCCATGTAGATATACTATTTTTTAAAGCCTCCTCTGTTAGAGCAAACTCAATACTGTCAGAAGTTCTAAGTACTATATTTTCACAAGTCTTAACTGTTAAATATAAATAAGAGTTTAATATATGTTTAGTAGCTGTATTTGAATTAGCAGCTGCTAGTTTTTGTAAACCTACTAACGAGTCTGAATTTGGCATACTACCATCTCTAGCTTCATTAAGCCCGGTAACATCTCTTATCATTTGTAGATAATACTGATAAGTGTTTATAAGTGAAGTAACTTTATTGCCACCATCACTTTTAACTAATTCTTGTATTGGTATTCTACCTGGATTAGGATCACCATCAGTTGTCATAGATCTACCTAATATACTACCAGTTTGGAAATACATATTTAAAGCTTCTTTAGCATTATATGTTGTACCATTTCCAAGATCTACTTCTGCTAAACCGTCTACATCTAGATAAACACCATCAGGTATTACTTTAGATATTACTTGTTGTATTTTTAAATGAGTTAATTGTATCATATCGGCAAAGCCCATCATACGACTTACTAAGCTTTCTATTCTACCATTATACATTTTAGGACAACATATGTTATAGTTCATATTTACCTTTACTAAATTAGACTTTGGCCTAGTCATATTTTTAGCAAGTCCCCAGTCTAACATCATATCGTATCCTAAAACTTTAGCACCAGTATAAAGTGTTTCTATTGATCTACTAACTCTATCAAAATTATCGTTTTCTTCTGGATTAAATGTATCTGGCTTTTCTAAAGCTTTTTCTAAACCTGTAGCAGTCTTTTTTATTTTAAATACTTGTTCACTATAGGTTTTATATTCAAAGTATAATACATAAATATAATTACCATCACGTCTACCGTTGTAATTATATAAAAAATTACCATTACCTTGATACTCTTGTAGTCTTTGTAACTCTGAATCAGTTAAGTTAGGAAACTGTTTCTTACAATCAGCTAGTGATAATGCTTTTACTTCTCCAACATACCAAAGATCTTCAAAGTTTGGATCTTCACTATAAGAATAAACTAATTTAGATGGATCTACATAATCTACTTTAACTCCTTCTGCTCTGTTCCAGTTAGTTTTTACACAACCAATACCTAATATTACTAAGTCTTCTATTACACGTTTTTTCTTTAAATTAAATCTATTAAATTCTAAAGTGTTATTAATAGCCTGTTCACATGCTATTTCGCTTGCTTGCTTATAACTTAATTGCATATGTAAATCAAGCTCATCTTTATTTTCTGGAAGTTCTTCAGGATTGTCTGTATTAAATAAATCCATACTTAAAACACCTTGTATTTCATTTAAGAACTCTTTAGCTTGCATATCTCTCAATATGTCTTCAGCATACTTAGACCTAATACGTCTTGACTCAGGATCTTGAGCAAAAGCTCTAATGTCATACAGCTTGTCATCCATACCATTAACAACAATGTCTACAAATTTAGGTATTATAGGTACAGGCTTCCAGTCCAAGTTTAAGTAGCTTAAGTCACCATTAATAGCTAATTCATCTTTATATTTTTGTACAGGTTGTTCTGCTCTTGCATACAACCTACGCATTCTAAAATTATTGTAGTTAGTATTAAATCTATTTTCAACCCCTGATCTAGTTCCGCTAAACCAATCACCTTCAATAGCCATACCAACCTGGCGGCCATAATCCATGCTTTGCTTAACTTCATCAGGTACAACCTGATCTGGAAAAGAACTGTAAGTATTTGTAATTTTTGCCATTTATTATATTATTTGTGAAATAGATCCTTTGTTGTTATATCTACGTATTCCTAAATTAATATCTTGTTTAACTCGAGTTGGAACAGGTCTATATTTATTTTTATTACAAGCCATAATGGCTAAACCAGAACTTATCGAAGCATCGTATTTAGTTCTGTTGTTAATATTAAATCGACTCCAGTCGTCTAAAGTTTTTTGAAAATACATATCACCAACTTTATTTTCAAGTTGACCTACATAATTTTCAATATAAAATTCAATAGCAGCAGCGTGTGCTTGCTTAATATCTTCGCTTGAATTAGGTATTCCACCTATTTCTCTTTCAGCTACAGAAAGCTTATTATATATTTTATCAGGCCTATTCATGCTAAAAGCTCTGTAGCCTCTACGTTTTAAATAATATAATAATCTTGGTTTATTGTTTTCAGCTAGTATAGGCATGCCATAAAAAGCTAATGCCATAAGTACATCTTCAAAAAATATTTCAGCTGTCTGTGGTCTAGCAATATATTCTAAAAAGAAGTGATTAGGTGGAGCATCCTCCATACTAAACTTAGTTAATCCATGTAATGCTCCTTTACTGCCACGACCATCAACAGTACCGCTAATATCGTAAGAGTCACAGCCGAAAGCTCCAATATGTTCGTTACCAGGGTATTTGCTTCCATTTTTATTAATTATGTTATTTTGTAGTTTTAATGGTGGCACCCAAGAAACTAGAAATCTGCCATTTTTATTTGGATAAAATTCTACTTGAGTATCTTTTACTCCATTTAACCATTGAAAACTACCTTGAGCAACTGATGATATGTTGTTTAATTCTTCATTAATATCTATTTGTTGATATATTTTAGTTAAATTAAATAAACTATCTTTTGTTTCATCTCTAAAAGCATGAGCTTCAGTTCTTGGAAACTGTCTGTAGTATTCGTTTAATGCGTCTTGATCTGATTTGAGCCCTTCAACTTCGTTGTTCCAGTGTTGGATAACTCCTGTTGTAATAGTTCCACCATCAATTGTTTTGACTGGATCTTTTGGGTTTGTAAAGATAGGTAGTCCGAAAGAATCCATGAATCCTTCGTAGTTCCACTCCATAGGTATGAACAAGCTATAGAGCCCAGAAGTTGTTTGTCCGTTTTTATTTCTTTTAGTAACGTCTGAATTGTAGTATAGTTTTTTGAAATTGTCTCCACCTTTGTCTAAAGCATTTGAAGTTGAGCCCATCATACATTTACCTACAACTCTAGATCCTAGACGTAATGTAGTTTTTGTAACTCTCCAGTTATTTAATATATTATCAGGTCTTTCCCATTTACCACTTTCATCATGAGCTAATAGCTTTAGCTTTTCACCATCGTAAGAGTTATCACCAGTATTTTTCCAATCAATAGTTGTATCAAGTCCTTCTAATTCTGTAAGTTGTTCATTCGTTTCCAACTTTCTTCTAGTAAGTTTGGATGCCGGAACCCTATATGCCAACTCAGTCTTTGGCCGATCCATACCGTCTTGAATTGGTTTGAAGAAAAACGGATAATTAACGGATATTGGGACAACTTTATCTGTAAACATTTTTTTGGCATCGGAACCAGACTTGGAAAGTATACCGAATCTAGCATCGGAAGATATTGTAGCTTGGTTGACAAGTTCCGCGCTTGACATAAAAGAGAATCCAGATCGTCTGTTTTTGAGGTAGCACATTCCGTAGCACCTGTGATCTGCTTTGCAAGCTTCCCAAAATATAAAGAAGAGTCTGTTTGACTCTCTATATTCAGGTGCTCCAATGTCAATTTTTGACCACTGCAAGTACATGTAATGAGTGCCAGTAATGTAAGTATCAACACCATTGTTACAAAACCAAAATCCTTGTTCTCGTCTAGTAAATTCATAATCAATATAATCGTACCATTTTTCTTTAAAATCTAATGGGTATTCTTCCCAGTCAAATCTACTTTTTATTCTTTGTAGTTCTTTTGGATATTCAAATCTTTCCCAATATTGTTCCTCTTGTTTTTTGCTTCGTTTAAACGGTTCATCTGCTGTTGGTAAAGCAATGCGGAGACCTTGTATTTCAATGACTGATCCAATTTTACCTGTTTTACTTATTACTACAAAATCATACTCCACATTATAACCATACTCCCACTTTTTATACCTGTTGTTTTTAGCTAATATTTTAGGATTTACAACGTCCTTAATTTCTTTCCAAAGTGTTTGCTCGTAACTCATTTACTTCTCCCTTCTGCAAAACCTCTAAAAGACTTTTGTTCTTTAACTTCTTTTGCAGTTCCATTTAATATATCTTCTTCTTCTTCTATACGTTGAAGTATCTCAAATGCATCCATAATACAAAGCTTTTTAGTTGCTGCAGCGTTTTTTAATCTATCAGCTGACACATCTTCACCTGTATCTACTATAGGTTCTTTAGCAACCTTAATTAACTCATCAACTGCTTTTCGCCCAGCTTGGATTATATTCTTTCTCGTCTCCTTTGTTTTCATGAGTTAAAGCTATATCATTTGATTTCATACAATAAAGTCGTTCATCACCTATAATAAACTCAAACTCTGAGTTTGGTGTAAACGTTACAAGTGTTCCAGGTGTTATTTTAACGGCTTCTAAGGCATCATTGCTATATTTTACTATACCAACATTAGGTTTTTCTTTTATTGTCTTAAACTCGTCCTGATTAAAAACAGGCATAATAAAACAATAATTATTAAAGCACTTTCCATTATACATATATATTTGCTGAGGAGAGCAAAAATATAAGTCGTCTTTAAAATAAGTTGAGCTATTACGTTCTTTGCCTTTTTGATCATACCATCTACGAAATAAATTATGATGTACGTAAACTTTGTCACCAGGTTTTATAGGTGAGCTATAAGCAGCTGGTACCGAAACAACAACTGCTTCCTTGCTCACAAATTGGTGGTGTTCTATAGTGGTATTAATAATAAGTGTTTTATCACCTATTTTTCTAACGTTGTCATACCTTTGATTTAAAGGCTTGACAATGAAATTATATAAACTGTTCATTAATACTTTAGATCGTATTCAACAGATATAGCCATATTATTATTAAACTTTTTCCAAGGTAATACTTCACTATTCTTACTTATAAAAATATTGTATGAATTATCCTTATCATCAAATAATATGTCTGATATTCTATGGCCGCCGTAAACTTCCTGATCTAAAGAATAATGCATAGCATCATTTTTATAATCAGAACCTATACTAATTTTCCTTATTACTGACATCTTCTTCGTTTCTCTTCCAATCACCAGTAGAAAGATCAATATTTATATGACCGTATTTATCTTGTAATTCTTTTTTAGTATTTTCTACTACAACATTAGCATCAGCTAGTTCATGTAATAGAGCGTGTTTTTTAGATTCAAGATAACCTAACTCCATTAATATAGAGTTTACTTTGTTTTGTTGTTGTTGAATTTTCTCTAGTTCTGCTTTAGTAATTTTACCACGCAGTCTGTTTTTTATATTTGACATTTGATTTAATTTAATTGTTTTATTGTTTTAGTATATAGCTACTAAATCTGTTGGCGTATCATCATTTCTAACAGCCATTGCTAACATAGGTGTTTTACTTCCTACAACGTCGCCAGATTGAACTTGTTTAAATTCAATTTGACTACCACCTTCAGTTATTATTGTAATATCTTGTGCTGCATTTTTACCATTATATATAACAGCTCCTCTAGTAGTTACATCTGGTAAAGTAATACCATCTGCTTGTACAGTTGCTTTACCACCTGATCCGCCACTTGAAGCAGCTGAAAAAGTAATTGTATCACCTGGTACATATCCAGATCCAGCAGTAATTACAGTTACTGCTCCTAACGTAGTGCCGTTAATTTCAGTTATATTAACTTCCATACCTGTTCCACTACCTCCTGTTGATGATTGAGTTAATGTATCACCTACATCACTTGAGTCATAACCACTACCAGCTGTAGTTACTTTTAAAACTCTTGAGTCAGGTAATCTTAGATTTAAAGCTCCAGGTACAACTACTTTGGCATCATGACCAAATACCCTAGGCTCTTCTTGTAATTTTCCAGTTACGGGACCTAGTTTTGGTTCCCAGTCGTTAAATTGTGCCATATTTATTGTTTTATTTTTGTTATTTTTTCTGCGCCTCTACTACCAAAGTACGCTACATAAACTGTAACCAGCAATGTTTTTAATAAGTCTACCCAAGCAGAGTTTACTTCAAACTGTAAATGAAATGAATCTACAGACATTATAAACACAGCAGCAACAGTTAAAAATATTAAAGCTAAAGGTCTAGTATTTTTACTTAGCCAAGAGTCAGATTTCATATCTGCTCTCCACCTGCTTGACACTTCTTTTAATTCTTGCATATCTTGCTCTATGAGCTTGATAGCCATTTCTTTGTCAGCAGGCTTGATCTTACTATCACTTGTTATAATATTTTTTACTACGCCTAGTCCGCCTTGATCAGGAAGTATATCGCCTATAGCAGCTAATACTTTAGGTGCTTTAGAAGCTAAAAACCCTCCTATTTTAGTTTCTTTAAATGTTTTCTTTTCCATTAAAAATCAAATTTTTTAGTTTTTAAAGCTTCCATGTTTTTAGCATACTGCTCTTCTATTCTTCTTACAGCGTTAGAATGCGGAGCGTTTGCTTTGTCTTTTTTAAACTGCTCACTAAGCCTTTCAGATTCTTTTTTTCTTAATTTCTCTTGAGTATTAGTTCCTTTGAAAACATCTGGAAAATCAGTTTGGAATTGTTGTAAAGCTTTTGATTGTTTTTCATAAGCAGAAGCTCTATCCGCGCTGTTAGTTCCAAATAAACTTTTAGAAATAAGAGCTGCATTAGCATTTACCCCTCCTTTTTCCTTTGCTTCTTTCATTAAATCAGCAAGAGTCGCAGTACCACCAGGAACAACTTTACCTTTTTTATTTACTTTAGTATAAACAAACTTCATGTTGTTTACTCTTTCTTTAGTAGTTTTACCAAGACTGTCGTAATCTTGCCCTGGTACTATTTCTACAGTTGAACCACCAGTGCCATAAGGAATTTGTAATACTTTTTTATCACCAGTTTCTGCAGCAGATTTTAATCTGTCACGATATGTACTATAACTTTTCGTAAAGTCATCGTATTCATTCATAACATTTTGCATCTGATTAGTAAACTGTTGATTATAATTTGCATCAGTGCCTTCGTTGTTTTTCTTAAATTTATTATAACTTGCTGAATTTTCAAGCGTTTTATCAACACCTATTCCTTGAAAATTATCAGCATTTATATACTTAGTATTAAAACCGCTATCACCACGTTCATTACTTCTAATACGCTGGCTTTCTATAAACCTACCAGTGCTAGGATTAAACTGCACAAAGCTTCCACTATAAGGTGTTTTTTCACTTTGAGAATTACCACCTGGACCTGTAGCGCCTGGGTTAACTCCAGATAACTTTTGGCTTACGCCATAAAACTTCTTAACCATAGCTGGTCCAAAGTTTTCGTTAGCTGATACTTTATTTTTATCTCCAGTTCTACCAAACTTATGTCTTGATCCTATTTTTTGAAAAGCAAGAGGTGTTTCGTCTCTCATACTAGGCGGACCATCTAACTTATTAGGATTAGGTCGCATATCCTTTTCTTCCATTTTATCTCCAGCTCTATAAGCTTCTTTTTCCCAAGGTAGGTTTTTATTGCTTTCATCAAAGTTTTTTCTATCAACTCTTTTTACGCCTTTGCCATCTAAATTATGATATACAGCATCGTCATCATAATCTAATTTACCCTGCATCATATCTTTCAAATGGTGGTCTTCATGAGACTCAGCTTGTTTTCTAAGCTTTGAATCTTTAGGAATATTTTTATTTACGATCATTGTGCCGTTTTTGTTAGCTTTAGCTACTAACCCATCATCATCACCAGTGTTGTCTGGTGTAAAAGGAACTTCATACCTAGGTACAGGATCTATACTATAAGGTGCTTTTAATTTAAACTTTGCCATATCAACATCTCCAACGTTTTCTAGCTGCTTTACCTCTTTCACTAGTCCACGACCTTGATCTAGCGCAAAAAGATTTTCTTCTAGCAGCATCTTTACTTCCAGGTTTAACATTTTTCTTTGTCACAGGAGCAGAAAGCGTGCTGCCTGGATTTTGTTTTTTATAAGCAGCTCTACCTTTAGCTGTCATCCCACCACCTTCTTTAGCACTAAGAAAATGCCTGCCTTTACCGCGAGTAGTTTTTCTAAGTTTATTTAAAGGTGATTCTACCATTTCTTCTTTTTTGGAACTTCTACTTCTTTAACTATAACAGTTGTTTTAGGTTTTCTATTTTTTAGTTCCTCTAATTGTTTATTTAATTCTTCTAGCTTTCCATCTGCTTCAGTTCCGTCTTTTACTAAACTAGAAGTAATTTTAACTTCTTCTTTTAATATATCTTGAGTTGCTTCTATTACTTCAACTTGATTTTTTAGTTGTATTATCATTTTCTCGTTCCACTTTTCTTTTAGTTCATACTCTAAACGAGTAACTTCTATAGGTGGTAATTTTCTAGCTTCTTCAATATCTGCTTGTAGTGTATAGTACATACCTACAAAAGAGGCTGTAACCATTATTATAGCTACTACAGTTTTTAAGTCAAGTTGTATGTTCGTGTTCTCAGAGATCTTTGTACTCATTAGTTGCGTCAAATGATGGGCATGCTTTGTTAGCAAACTCATTGTGTGAATAAATAGCAGCGTCCGGATACATAGCTTTTAATGTTTTAAGCACATGTAACAGACCTTCTTTTTGTTCTAGTGTTCTAGTATCCTTCGGGGTCTTACCGTCTTCCTCAACGCCACCACAATAGCATATACCGATAGAATTACGATTATGCCCTGAACAATGAGCCCCGATTTTAGCTATATCTCTACCTTTTTGTATATCTCCATTTATGTCGATGTAGAAATGATAGCCTATGTCTGACCAGCCTCGACCTTCAACGTGCCATTTTCTTATGGTGTCAACACTTATATCTTGGCCTTCTCTAGTAGCTGAGCAGTGAATTATTATTTCTTTAATATTTCTCATATGTCTTTAAGATTTTTTTCTGCTTTTTTAATTCTTCTTCCAGTGCCACCTTTAGTAGTTCTTTTCTCAGTTTCTTTACCTCTTCTATTTATCTTTCTTACATATCCTTTTTCACCTTCAGTTCCTGCAAACTGCTTAAACTTAGATTTACTACCTTTAGTTTTTTGTTTAGTATCTATATAAGTTTTAACACCTTTTTTCTTTCCTTCAATATCATGAGCTTCTATAGTACTTCTAGTTTGACTTTTAAACTTACCTTTTTTTTGGTCTTGATTAATAGTAGTTTTAGATCTTACTTGCGAATCAGGTATTCTCCTTTTCATTGATAAAGGAGATTTCATGTGTTTACTTAATATACTTGGCATTTTATTTATTTTTAAGTTTCCACCATTTATGAGCTGTATACCCAATGGTCATTAACAATAGTGTTACTTCTAATATTGGCTCCATCCAGTCTAAACTTGCGATAGTAAAGGATGTTATATTTAAGCAATATAACTTTAAATCTTCTAGTCCCATTATTTATTAGCATTAAGCACTGCGTTACCTTTATATTCAATATTGTCAATCTTTTTTAACGTTGGCATTATTGTAGCATTATTAGAAACCATAACTCTTGTACCAAGAGGCTTTTGCTTAGTTTTTATTTCTTTACCTGCAGGCTGTTGATTCATATATTTCATCTTTTTATTTTTAATGTGTTATTATTATAATTACATTATTTATTAATGTTTTACGATCTCTTCTTTTTAGCATCGTATTTTAAATCACCAGCTAACTTAGATATATGCTTTTCGTCATCTAGCATTTGCTTTTTACTACCGCCGTGAGTATTGTCATACTTAATATCTCTTTTTAAATAACTCATATGAGCTGCATCATCTCTTTCGGTAGCTTTTAAATTATCTTTAGTAACTTTAGTTTTTAAATGGTCATTTTTAAAAGCTTTAAAAGCGCTTTTCATAGCTGGCGCATTGTCTACCGCAGCTTTGAATTTTGGATTATTATCTAGCTTACCTTCTTCAGAAGCTTTTCTTAAACCTTCATTAAATTCAGGACCATCATACATAGAAAAAGAATTCTGCTGTGGAAATATTTGTTGCTGAGGCGTTTGATTACTTGCAGGCTGATTAGGCATAGGCATAGTGCTTTGAGGCGGATTATAAATACCTTGACCACTTGCTATATCATTAAACTTTGTATTTCTTTGAAAATTACTAGCTGCAACTTTATTCATTGGCTGGTTAATATTAGGATCATTAGTAAGTATATTACTGTCCTGAGGTCTACCTGCTCTATTTTTTATTTGTTCTGGCTCTGCCATGTTTTGATTTGGCTGCAACATTGGAAAGCCAGATCCTTTACTATTTACTTGTTTCATATTTTTAATCATTTTTGGACCTAGTCCTATTGTTTGATACTGATAATCTTGATCTGTTTTACTAGCTTCATAGTCAGCTTTTCTTTGTTCTTCTTTTTGCTCTTCAATTATTTTTTTATAATCTGCAGGATTAAAGCCTTCTTTTTTAGCTTCTTTTATAAAGTCTTTTTCTTGCTGCATGTCTACTACTGCTCTTTCTAAATCTTTTCTTTCTTGATCTGTAATATCTTTAGTACTTGCTTTAGATAATCTTTTTACTCTACGTAGTTCTTTATTAAAATCTTTTTCTCCAGTTTTACGATCTTGCTTTAAACTTTTTCTAGTTATTTTTTCAGGCTCTGGATTATCTATTTTCTTTACAAGATCCTGATAATTTGCTTTTGTAGGATCTTTTTCATCTGACTTTTGAGGTTCTTCAACTTTATCTCCGTCAGCAGTCTTATTAAATATAGCGTTTATATCCGGCATTTGAAAGTTTGTCGGATTATAATTTCTAGTAGGTCTTTTAGGATCTCTAAAGCTAGCAAATGGACTTTCTTTTTTATATGGCATTTGTTCTTGTTTTATCTCTGTTAACAAAAGCTATAGCCTTAGCTGTAACTTTCCAAGAGTATTTATTGTTACTCTCTAATACTTTAGTGGGCATATCTTCTTCACCTAGCATGATACGGTACATACGACTGATTAGTTGTTTACACTTGTAGGAAACTTTATATATATGATATTTTTGGGTAGTGCGATTTCTCTCTCTCCACACGACTATCCACCCTTGTTTCAATAATCTGTTCCAGCGTCTGTTGTCCCAACTATATGAGTACGTACCTTTTTTAAAATCATCTTTGGTAAAGTGTTCAATGGCATCTAAGTATATTAATAGTTCTAGATCTGCATCGTTTAAACCAGTAGTCTTACACGCCCACTTTCTAATAATTCTATAATGTTTAAGTAAATTTAATTCTTTTAAATCCTTAGAAGTTAATCTTCTCATTTATTCTTTCTTGCTTTTCTTTTAGCTTTTCTATTTGATTTCTTTGCTGCTCTTTTATTTTGTCTTATGGATTTTTTATCAGATCTTTTGTCTTGTCTAGCAGATTTTTTAGCGTCTCTCTTTTCTTGGCCTTTTAAGCCTGCATCTTTAATAGCTTGCTTCTTGTTTTTAAACTCGTCTTTAGCAGCTGCTTTAGCTTCTTTTTTAGCACCTCTTATTTGCTTTTTATTTTCTCTAGACTCTGATCTTCTTTGTTTACCAGTCATTGTAGGATCATACTCGTTTTCAAAACTATCAGCTATATTCTCACCTTGACTAGTAGCTTCTCTTTCTTCTTCTTCATTTACAGCTTCTTCTTCTGCTTTTTGTTGTTCTTCTTGTTTAGCTTTTTCTAGCGCTTCTTTTTCTTTAGCTAATTTTCTTCTTTGAAAATAAGCATCTACTTCTTCTCTTGAATAATCAGTATCGCTTGGTACTTCATCTTTAGGACCTAAACTAGTCTTAGCAGCTTCAGCAGTATTAGGATCTTCTTCTGTTTTATTTTCAAGATCTTGTGTTGGCTCTTCAGTATCTTCACCAGCTACTACTACTTTAGCAAAAGGCGTATTACTAGATATACCTTGTCTAAACGTTTTTGCAAACGATCCGCCTTTAAATTTTTTACCTTTTCGTAGTCTACTCATAATTACAAAATTACTACAACATCAAATTCTTTTATGACTTTGTATTCTTTATTATTTAGTTCTATGTTGAAGCCAGACGATCTATCATAGTAAATTTCATCACCTGTTTTTAACACATCTACATCAGAGCCAGGTTCTACAACCTTAGCTCTTCTGTATCTTATATCTTCTCTCTGTTGTTCTCCCAGTATTAGACCACCTTGTGTTTTGATGTTATCTTCTTTAACTGGATCAATTACTATATACTTACCTACTGCTTTCATCTCTAACATTATTGATTACACAATCGGTTGATAATATAGTGGTTGCTACTGAAGCCGCGTTCATTAACGCGCTTTTAGTAACTAATAAAGGATCTATAATACCGGTTTTAACCATATCTACCGTATTTCCTGTAACCACGTCTAGTCCTCTACCGTCTTCATCTGGATCTACATATTCTTGTATACCAGCATTACGCAATATTGTTTCGTAAGGTTTACGTATAGCGCAATATAATACTTCTTCACCAATGCAAGTTGGTTTTAAATTTTGAGAAGCATTTAACAAAGCGATACCACCACCTGGGACAATACCATCTTTGATCGCGGCTTTTGTAGCGCATATAGCATCTTCAACTCTATCTCTCTTTTCTTTTAATTCTATATCAGAATTAGCGCCTACTTTTACCGTAGCAACTTTAGCTTTTAATCTAGCTAATCTTTTTTCTATTTGAATTACTTTGCCTGGGTTTTTAGCTTTCTTTAAATCTTTTTGTAGAGATTTAATTACTTCATCTACATCTTTACTAGCATCGACCTTTAATATAGTCTCTTGCTTTGTTGTAGTAGCTTTAATACATCTACCTAAGTAATCAGGTTGTATGATATTCATATCATCACCTAAGTCTTCGTTAATTAATTTAGCACCTGTTAGCAAACATAAATCACTAAGTGTTTCTGCTTTACTAACACCATATGTAGGTGCATTGATAATATTTATTTTTATATTACCTTTTATTTTATTCATTGCTAAAGCATTCATAACTTGCTTATCTACATCTGCAATAATTAACAAACTTTCGTTATTCTTGATAACATATTCTAATACTGGTTGTATTTTTCTAATGTTTTCTATGTGTGACTCTACAATTAATACTAAAGGATTATTAAGCTCTACAATACCTCTAGTCTTATCAGTCATGAAGTTATTACTTAATAAGCCTTTATCGTACTGTACACCGTCTATAAGTTCTACAGTAGTTTTAGGTTGATCATTTATTTCCATTACAACTACACCTGTTTCATCAACCATTTTAAAAGCCTCGCCTATTGTGTTACCTAACTCTTTATCATTGTTAGCAGATATAGTAGCTACTTGCGTAATTTTATCACCACTTACTGACTTTGAGTTTTTTGTTATATACTCTATAACTTTTGTAACGCCTTGATTAATTCCTTCTTTCATTGCTCTAATATCATCTAACAAGCTATGATCATTAGCTTCTTTTAATATTGCATGAGCTAATATAGTTGCTGTTGTAGTTCCATCACCTGCTTCTTTAACTGTACGTTGAGCAGCTTGCTTTATTAATGTTGCACCTATATTTTCTAGTGGATCTCTTAATGTAATACTGTTTGCTACAGTAACACCATCTTTTGTTATTTGTGGATCACCATGGTTATCTTCTATAATAACACATTTACCACTTGCACCTAGTGTTGAGCCTACCGCATTAGTTAGTTTCTCAACACCAGTTAATACCTGGCTTTTAGCTGTTTCACCAAAAGCCAAGTCTTTAACTAGCTTTATATCTTCCATTATATTTAATTAAATTATATTTATATGAATACTTTACTCGAAGGTTTTAACTACTTTCGGTCCTTTGGTAAACTCTAATTTTCTTAGATAATGTTCTATTGAGGCATCGATAGCTTTTTCAGCGCCATCTATAGTTTCTCTTCTAGTTACATCTATCCACTCATCAGAGTCTATTGATTTGTATTCGGTTTGTAAAAATCCATTAGGTAGTTGAACTATTCTCCAGTTTGATTTTTTGGTAATATGTTCCCATAACTTAATGGTATCTTCATTTGGTTGTGGTGCACTAGACCACGTATTAGTGCGGGTATATAAAAACGTCATTGTATTTGGTTTTAAGTTAAACGTTGGTTATTATATACTATCACTTGATAGTTCGGTTATTTAATATTTTTTATTTTTAAAAGCTTTGGTTTGTTCTTTATTGCCTGGATAATATTTGTTTGTTATTAAAGAATACTTAGGTAAATCATATGTTTCTCCAAATTGAGTCCAGTTACCGTTATCTAAGTCTTTAGCAGTGTAATAAGTTATATCCATTACAAAGAAATTACCTAAATCGTTCTCAGGTCTATATATACCATTTACATAACTTGTAATCTCTCTTGGATGTAACTTACAACATGGACATCTTTTTATTTCATTTACATAAACACCTACATCTAAATCAGAGTCAACTTTAAAATCACCACTTACCCTGCTTCCGTATACAACTATATCTAAATATTCTTTATCACCTATTATTTCCAGTATTCTATTTAGAAGTTTAGTTTTGTCTTGGTTATTCCAGTTTTGTATTAACTTCATACTACAGCTGTTTAAACTCCACGTCTATCATGCTATAGTCTACCATGTCATATCCACCTTTATCAACACTGACAGCTCTCCATGGAACTTCATCTGACATAACGCCTTGAAACTTACCTGTGCCATAGTTTTGTGCATACTTAGCTTTGTATTGAAATTCGTATATATTAATTCCACTTGGTGATTGACCAATAAGCTTTATGTTTTTCTTTAATCTTCTATCACTACTAGTAACAGAAGTAACAATACCATCTTTTATAACAAAAGTTAAAGAAGCAGAGTTGTTACCATTTCTAACTGTAAATGTAGATGTCTGTCCAGTACTTCCATCAGAAGACTTATACTTAGCTTTAATACCAGCTGTAGAATCAGTAAAAGTTTTTAAACCAGATATACTTTGATTACCTGAAGTAAGTACTGCGCCGCTGGTAAATGCATTATCACCTAATGTTCTTCTTTCGACAGTACCACCGTCTGAATTATAAATAAGTGCTTCTGTGAGTTCTTCGGTTTGAGGTACGTCACCTGTTAAAGCAAGTGTGTCTGATATAGTTACTGAGCCAGTAACAGCTATATCGTCTATAAATTTGACTCCCATTTAATTTAATTTAATTTAATTTATTTTATTATCCAATTGTTCTTACTAGTACTGTTATTGCTTCTGTTGCAATACTTGATGCAGTTGTAATAGTAACAACATTAGTTGAAGTTCTGACAACTTTAGCAAATACTGTTTCATAAGTTGAACTATCATATATTTGTACTATTACATCTCTAGTACCTAAGTTATGTGTTATAGTATGTGAAGTTCCAGAACTACCATTTTGCCCTTGAAATTCTCTAGCAGAAATATTACTATTTACAGCTGTAGTAAAATTAGTTACTTGAGAAGTAGTTATAGCTATATTATTACTAGTAAAACCTGTTACTCTACCTTTTGTATCTATAGTTACACCTGTTGTAGCTGTAGCACTAGCACCACCAGTTCCAGCAGAACCTAAGGTTGCCATGCTTACTTCACCTGCAGCTGTTACAGCTAAACCTCCAGCAGTTGGAAAGCTTGCAATACCAGGCGTAGTAGCTGATGCTATGCCAATGTTATTTTGAACAGTAACCCAGTTTGCTAATGTAGTTGGTGAGTCTTGTTGTGATATTAAGAAATCACCTACTTCAACAGTTTCAGTAAAGAAACTACCAGCAGCTGTTACAACATACGACCAACCTTTTTTAATACTTGATGATGGTGAAGAATCAAGATCAGGTGTATTAGTGGCGGCATTATAACCACCTTGAAATACTAGGTTGCCAACTATATTTGTATCAACATAGTTTTTAGTAGCAGCATCTTGAGCGGCAGTTGGATCTAGTAAGTTAGTTATTTTCTTACTATTGAAACTTATGTTACCAGCTGGTGCACCCCATACACTTAAAGGTATATTTTCTTGTGCTATTAATCCTTGATTTGATCCATCAGAAAGAAAAACCATTTTATCTTCTGATGGAGAATTTAAACCAACATCGCTTAATTCTTCTAAATCTAAAGTAAAAGTTACAGTATCAGTAGCTCCTGCTGCTGTATCTATACCAACGCCACCTGTTAAAGTCACTGTATTACCATCTGATATTGTTTGGCTAGAACCAGTATCACCTGCAAGTGTAAAAGAACTCATTGATCCAGATCCTGTAGCTGCAATAGTTACTGTACCAGAACCGTTGTTTGTAGTTGTAATACCTGTACCTGCTGCTACAGTTATAGTGCCTGAGTTTGTTATAGTAGAATCAGAACCTGATGTACTACGTAATGTTAGGTTATTAAAAGGTCTTGCATTTGTAATAGTTATAGTTCCAGATCCATTACTAGCAGTTGTTATACCTGTGCCTTCAGCAAAAGTTACTGTACTACCTGGTGTCATGACACTTGCAGATCCACTGCCTGCTGCAAACTCATATTCAATACTCGAAGGGTTAAAAGCAGTCCACGGTACATTAACTACAGCTTGATTGCTTGAGTTGAGTTGAACACCATATGTTCTAGATGCAGTAGCGGTTACACTGTTAGCTGCAACAGATTGTGCAGTATCAGAAAAAAGTTTTACTGCTCCTAAAGTAGTTGCAGTGGCTACGTCTACTGTAGTATCGGCTTGTAAAGTTACCCAAGCTGATCCACTGTAATACTTCATTTTATTAACAGTGGTGTTAAATATTATATCTCCTGCGTTTGCACTTCCAGGGTCTGAAGCTAAATTTTCTAATCTAGCATTTAATAACTGATTGTCGTTTAAATCTAAGTTATCTAAAAATTTTACTGCCATTTGTTTAGTTTAAGTATGCTTCCCCTGAAAAAGGAGCACTAAATGTTATTACTAATGAATTAATGTTTGTATAGGTTACATCACCTATTACAATTTGTTTACTTGTATCTACTACAGTTACTGATGGAAATTTTTTTAAGTTATGTGTTATATTCCATGTAGCTGAAGGTATACCTTGTGTAAATACAAAATTAGCATCATCATTTAACGATGCTATTGAAATCTCGTTAGCGGATAGTGAAGTTAAACTTATACCAGTACTTGCTTTTAAACGTACTGAAGAAACTGTTGCGTCGTTGCCTGTTAGTTTTATATCCGCATGATTTGACGGCGAGGCTACAACTTCCGATGTTAATGTATAAGTAGTATTTACTAAAGTTTTAAGATCAGTTAGCTTAACTTGTTTTGTACGCTTACCGTCTCCCATGTCGGAGATGATCATACGATCTTCCCCGACGGGAGTAGTTTTTAATGGGTAAGAATATATAACAGCCACAAAATGATCTTATTTCTTATGGCCCATTTTAGGTCCTTTCATATGCTTTGATAAAACCATACCAGGTCCTCCAGACATTGGTTTTCCGTTACCTTTTGCGTAACTTCCCATTTTCATGCCTGAATTATGTCCATATTGAATTTTCATCATAGAAGGTCCCTTCATTCCAGCTCTCATCATTGGCATTGATTTCTTAGACATAGACATACCATCTTTAGCCATAGACATACCATCCTTAGCCATAGCATTTCCATCACTCATAGATCCAAGACCAACGCCTTTTCCTTTTTCTTCTCTTTTTGCAATTCTTTTAGCTTGATTGTCCATAGACATACCTTTTTTCTTAGCCATTTTAGGTCCTTTCTTCATCATGCTAGGCCCTTTCTTCATCATTGCTGCAGCGTCTTTACCTGCAACAACTGCAGCCTTAGCTACTTTTTTAGCTACTTTAGCAGCTTTACCTACTTTTTTAGCGGCTTTTACTGCTGGATTTTTAGCAATAGCTTTTTTACCTGCTTTAACAGCTTCCTTAGCTATTTTTTTACCTGCAGCTTTTACACCTCTTTTTACTTTCTTTCCAACTTCTTGTCTTTTAGCTTTATTTTCTGCAGCTTTACTTTTTAATTCTCCAGCTCTTGCTTTATTTTTAGCAGCTTTATCTCTTTTTACTTCTGCTTTAGCTCTTTTTACTGCAGCCTTAGCTCCTTTTCCTTTAGCTTCTAATTTATCAGCTCTTTTTTCTTTTCTTTCAGCACGCTTTTCTTGTCGTGCAGCTCTTTTATCTTTAGCTTTAGCTCTTCCTTTTTTAGAAAGACGCTTACCTGCGACTGCTGCCGCTACTACTGGTAATGCCATAATTATTTTTTTAAGTTTTTATTTTGTGTTATCGTTGTAATTCTTAACCTTACGGTATAATATAGTTATTTACATGTATTTTGTAAAATTTACCTTGATACATAGTGACACTTGCCTGTTATTAGTATATATTATAAGGCTAATGTCACTGTTTTTTTTAAATTATTAGAAATATAGAAGTGTAGGGTAGCCCCACCACAATATAATTTTGTGTAAAATATAAAATGAAATATATTATTGCGGGTCCCCTATGTTTTTTAAAATATTATTATATATATACGATTTTTATTAATATATTATTGTGTGTCTATGTTTTGATTACAAACATACAAACTAAATACGACTATGTTTGGATAATTAAATGTAAATAAAATAAATAATATGACTACTAATTTAAAATATAATCAACTAAATAAAATACTAAAAGATAATTCTGAAATACATTACATAATTGACTCAGACAATTTCTTTGAAGAAAATAATATTGACATGTCTAAATTTAAAAACAATACATTCATATTATTTGAATACACTTCAAACTGGTATACTACTTTACAACTATTAACTAATAATAATATTGAATATAGTATACATACTGACGAATTAGATTTAAACTATATAATAATATAATGTAAATTAATGAGAAAATGTGTGCAACACTATAAACTAATTTTAAACTAATAAACAAATATACACTCTATGAAAACTTTAATAATATCTTTACTAACATTAATAACTTTAATAACTTACAATATTTTAACTCACGGAATTATAAATTATATTTCATTTAACGGAATTTAATTACAAACTAAAAACGAACTAAACTGGATAACTAAATATAAATAAATAAAATAAAATAAATATGAAAACTAATAAACTAACTACTAAAAGATTTGTAATCAGAAAATCATTACTCGGTACAAACACTGTAATCACTTTTACTAACAAAAAAGATATTACATTTACTTATGACCATGACGAAATATACTCAACATTTCAAGAAAAGTTTGAAAGTATGCCGTGTTTTCAAGAGTACAAAAGTTACACTAATTCAAATACTGTACCAAAATTCTGCAGAGAATTAAGTGAAATTAAATAAACAAAGTAAAATATATACTTGACTCGTAGTTGATAGTCATAATTTAGCGAGTATAAAACAATACGAACATATGACTCACCACATAGCCTGAATGGTTAGACGAGAGGTTCGATTCCTCTCCGGGTTACAAACTAACTACGAAAGTCGTAGGATAATATAATAAACTAATTAAAAAATATAACTATGTATAATGTAAATAATCCTTCAAACTGGTCTTGGTCAAAAGCTTTTGACGAAATGGAAAAGACTGTAAATCAAGCTGAACTTACTCAGCAAATTATAAATCACTTACTAAACTATCCGGGTGAAGCTAATGGCCTTTATATGTCACTAACTAAAACTCAACAAGATGATGTTTACGAAATACTAAATCAAATACTATGAATAATTTAAATACTACAATCGACAAAGTAGCAATGTCAAAGTTTGACATGCACTACTATCAACTTAGTGATGACGATAAACAATTATGTCACGATGAAATGGTAAATAATCCAAAGTGGTTACAACCAGACTGGAAACAACCAGGTTATATATGTCAAGTAGACAAGTGGATTCTTGGAATTGAACCATGGTATACTTGTGCTGAGCCTAAATCTAATTACTATGAATAATCAAACATTAACTATATTAGACTTTGGTAGTGGTGAAGTGCATCAATACCATGATATAAACTACGATAAATACCATATGGAACTTGATGAGTTTGTCTCTGTACAGCTCGGATATAACTTAAATGAAGTAGAATATATGTTCCATACTGATAAAACTATTTACGATTTAACTAATGAACTATGAGTAAACTAATAATAACTATTGGCTTAATGAGTGGACTCAACAGTCAACCTGATGGAACAAGAGTAGATTATATTGAGAAAATAAAAACAGCATTTACAATACAAACTAAATACGAAATGAGATGGATAATAACAATATGAAATATATACAAACAAATAACTTAACAATTATTAACTACGGTGATGGTAGTGCCAAGCTACAAATCTACAATAAACATAAATCTCCTTATGGTTGGTCACCACGTAGTCTTATTACATCTCTTTTCGGTAAACCAATTAAAGAAATTACGTACAAATATGTACAACAAGAAGTAGACAAAGTGTATTCTACTTTCAATTATGACGAAATACACGAATTATTAACTAAATTAAACAAACAAAATGGCTAAAACTATTAAAAAAATAGCTACATATTTAACTGAGTGGCACATGCTAAAAATATATGCTACCGTTATGACAACAGCTTTCTTATGTTTATGGATACCAACTATGTTCATAGCAATCAAAAATGTAATCGAACAAGTAATATTACCAATATTTAAGTAATGACAGAGCAAGATGTAATAGACAAAGTGTGTGACAGAATGGTTATAACTTTGTATAATGAGCTAGATTACTATATGTTTGAAGAATTAGGTCACACTGAAACTGACGACAAATATGTAAAAGAAGCTGATAGAATAGCAAGATTAATTATAAAAGAACTAACAAAATGACAGAACAACAAGCAATTGAAGCAATCGCTAATGATATACAGGATGGTATCTACGGTTGGACACAGAAATGTGGAACAGAGTGGCAGAAGTGGACATACTCACTAATGCAAGCAAGAAAAATATATGATGGTGAACTAATAATAGACTTAGAAAATGGGAGTAATTAATAGAGCTCATGAGTGGGATTCTTTAGACAATATCACTAGTAGTGATTTTGAAGATTCTAAAACATTAAAAGCAGTAATGTTCTTAATGATACAAGAAAATGTAAGAAAAATACCTAACGATCAAGAATTAGGTAAACAAATAAGAAAAATAGTATTAAACTTTAATAAAGAAAACAATGAAAACAATTAAATTTTACCCAAGTGACAGGTCACTAATCAGATTAGATGGAAAACTATACAGAGGTTACACTCTAAATGATGTACCATATGAAAGAAACGCATGGTTTAACTATAAAGGTTTAACATTTGTTACAGACTAAATACGAACACTATTGGATAATATATACATGAATACAACAACAATACAAACAAAAGCATGTAAATGTGGCGAAGAGCTACATCCAGTAAGAATTAAGTACGGTTATGACAACTGTGTCAGCTGTAGCAATGTAGAGCGTTATGGTTGCGCTCCAGTTATCAACCATAAAACTGGTAATAGTATACAAATACTTAGTCGTGAAGATGCTATTAAAATAGCAAAACTAACTAGACGTAAAGGTTATGGTACTATGTTAAGATAACCACGAACGACAAACCGAGACACGGAATAGTGTAACTTATTATAGGTCCAGGGATTGGTAGCTCATACTCACAAGGTATGGGCTTTTCGTGGTATGAGTAAACAACAA